AAGAAATCTTGGTAATCAAGGATATTACATAGACTACGCTGTAGGATACGACAAGCGCGGCGCATGTCCTCAGGATTACGGAACGCACCCCAGTTAATGGATCCTAGTGTACATAAGGCTATACGGCCTTCTGGGTCATCTAGTCTCTTGAACGGCTTTGTAGGTAATAGGATTTCACAGCAAAGGTTACTCTGATAAATTGTATGATATTCTGGATCAAATGGTCCTTGATTCATTACGTTGTCAATGAACACAAGATAGATACGCCCTGTATCTGTACGTTCTTTTAAGATGCCGCCTTTAAATACTTCTTCTGCTGACATTACCTTTTTACGTAAGCCAGATTTTTTCTCATACTTCACATATAGTTCTTCAAACAGTTCTGTGTTCTTATAGAATGCTTCGTATAAGTCAGGTACTTCGTTAGGATCAAAGAATGTTATATTTTCTTTGTTTTTAAATCTACGCCAGAACATAGCATTTAGTACAACACCGTAGTCCATGTGACGTACACGTGTTTCTTCTGTTCCTTGGTTGTTCTTTAATACAATTAGGTCATCAAATTGATGATGCCAAATTGGATAAAACACAGTGGCACTAGCGTTACGAATGCCACCTTGCGAACAACTACGTAAGTCACCAAACCATTTCTTCAAGAATGGTATCATACCAGTGTGCATTATCTCGCCACCACGGATGGGGCTACCTAACGGACGTAAGCGTCCAATCTCCAAACCAATGCCTGCACGTTTGCTAGCATACTTGGCCATCATTTCACCAGAAGCAAATATGCTATCCAAATCATCGTCACTGCGAATAAGAACGCAAGAACTAAACTGTTTTGTCGGAGTGCCAAGACCAGCAAGCACAGGTGTGGCAAGAGTAAACAAACCGTCACTAGCGGCATTATAATACTCCTTAATATAACGTAATCTTTGTGCAGGATCTTCTTTGTGCATTACTGTTGCGGCGGCAATCATATAACGCACCTGAGGTGTTTCATAAATTTCTTTTGTAGCACGGTTGCGCACAAGGTATTTTTCGATGAGTTGTTCAATCGCAGCGTAGCTATATTCTTCGTCTTTCAAGTGATCGATAATATCATTCATACGATTCCACTCGTCTTCAGAATACCATTCAAGTAGTTCATTAGTATATAGACCTACACCAATGTTTTTCTTAACAATTTCTAATAGATGCGGAACTTCGTAATCGCCATAGACATCTTTGCGTAGCATACTTAAGCGTTGCTTGCCTGCTACGTATTGATAATTTGTATGCCCTACATCGGGATTGGATTCTACGTCAATTAGGTCAACTATAGCACGAAGTGTAATTTCGTCAATTTCTCTTGTGCTGATACCATCGTAAAAATGCGGTTGCGCTTTGATCTCAATCATACTCTGACTTACGTCAGCTATACCTGCGCATACTTTAGACACCTGAGCTTGCCATTTCTCAATTGCTAAAGGTACTCGTGCTCCACTGCGTTTTGTGACTTGAATGCTACTCACTTGAATACCTCTTTGTTTAATATTTTTCTAACTGTAAATCTTTTGCTGTGTATCTATACAACAACTGTAATTTTGTTTCTTCAATCTGTTTTGTATTTACTATCTCGTAAGGATAGAAATTAAGAATATATTTTCCCTGATTTAACCATGCTACATTGTATCTAGTTTTAGTATCGTAGTCATAGTAAACACGTAATTCTATGTTATTACATTTATGCCCAGTGAAGTATATAGTATAAATGATTCCTAGGGCTTTAGCAACATCGCAGTAGTAGTTTTCGGCAATTAAAGTCCAAGGATCTGGCCAATCTGCCGTGCTGTCAGGACTAAGGTAAAAGGTAACAAATGGAGCAGTGCTCCATAAGTTATTAAGTTCAACAACTGCCTTTTCGTAGGCTAAATCTGACAGTTTATGTCTAAAATCTTTCCAGTATGTTAACCTATCGTTAACACGCAAGTTCCAAAAATTAGTATACACAATTAAGCAAACGTTCTTAAAGAATATTTTAGTGTAGCATCAGTGCCTGTACTTGTTGTAGTATAGGTCATTATTGCTAGATTGTTTGTTGTGTCATTAATAAATGATAGCACTACTCCTGTGTTTGCTGTTTCTGTGTACTCGTCGTCATATATTACGTTACCGCCGTACTGTGCGGCTTTAATTATACCTGTTCTATAATTATTTCCTCGCACGATAGAATATTCAGCTACAATAGAAGAAGTAACTGAAGTAACCGCTAGAGATGTGTTTGCAGCACTTGATGTTGCATCAAGCAGTGTTTCAGTATCGCCCGGGAATGTTACTGCTGATCCTAAGGCAAATGCTGATAGGAATTTAGGTGTTGCAGCTGAATCATTCGCTTCTAACACTGGTTCATTTATTAACTCTGATATAGTTCTATCAAACGTGTCAAAGAAACCAAAATTGTTGCGTGTATTCCAGTAAAGTACTGATGATGTAGGCGCACCAGTGTCCATAACTATTGCGTTACCTGTACCTACATTTTTAAAATTGTTATAGGCACTGATTGTAGAACTACTGTCGCCTGCATATATAGCCTGCTGGTTAATATTATCAAAAGTACTGGATGTTACTTTAAAACTTTCAGGGCTATATGTGCCAGAAGCGGCAACAATACCTTGATACAAAGTGTCAAATAAACTGTTGTTGATCAATACACTGCTAACGCCACCGGTAACACTGATCCCATAGGTTGTTCTTGAAAATTCACACTGGTCGAATGTGACCTGACTAATATTACCCGCAGTGTCTAGCATCAGCACTGCTGACTTATTGTTGCCTGTGGTTGTTGGAGTTGGTAAAGAACCGTAGAACTTAACACGCTCAAACGTTACTTTATTAGCACTGTCAACTACAGCAATATGGTCATCTGTGGTTGTTTGTAGTGCTAGGTCAGCAATTTTTATAGTGTGTGGTAATTCAGCACTGTTATCACCAATTAATGTGTCAATTTGACCCAGACTGTCTCTTAAGACTACAACTACGTTTGAGGAATTAGTATGTTTTAGTATTGTTGATTCTGGTCCATCACCAACAATATAAGCATAAGGAGGAACGGTTAATGCTTTGTTGCCTAGATTATAAGTACCAGCCGGGATCTTTAAGGTACGACGTACTCCAATGGTATTGTAGTAAGTTCCTTTTGGATATACCTGATCTATAGCACGTTGAAGTGCTGCGCTGTCATCAGTTACACCGTCACCTTTGGCACCAAAGTCTCTTGCGGATATCTGTTCATCAAATTTGTTTTGAAGTGTGCGCTTAACATCACTGAAACTATTGACCCCTGTCTGACTTATAAAGCCCGACTCTGCGCCTTGGAATGTGTAGCTTTCAATAGCGGCCAACACGTCCTGACCTGCGGTAATAATTTCTGTATTACCAAGTTCTGGAGCACCTTCTTCAAGAGTCCCGTTACCAATGAATAAGCGTTGTGTGTCAACACTCCACCCTAATTCACCTGCAGCCAGCTGAGGCAAGTTTTCCTGTAAGCCGCGGCGAACTTGAATTCTAGATATCTGTATTACAGCCATGTTCTTAACCTATGATTTATTCTTATATTTATACGAGTTTGTAGTACTGCTCAACTCTCTCGAGCCAACGATTAGTCCACAAATCCCAGTCTGCGCCTTCTACAGTCCAAGTTTGATATTGCACAGGTTCGTTGGGTTTAGGCGCCACAGCCATTAGAATAACGCCTTGACGTATGTCAGTTCCGTGTGTTTCGTTATGTGCTAGTCCATAAGCGGCCAACTGGAGGAAATAGTCTTCAATCCACTCCGTTTTCTTAGGTTTATTGGTCTGTTTGTAGTCTAAAATGGCGGGTTTTGACTTATAAACTCCGCAGGCGTCAGTAGTACCAGCATAAAGCCCGCTAACGTATAAAGGGACTTCGATTCCCCATATTTCATCTACGTGAACTAGCCCTTCGTCGATAATGGCTTTAGCCATTTGGTGTGCTTGTTGGCTGTAGGGATTACTACCTGGGTCATTTAGTGTACGATTATTTTTAACATAATCTTCTAGGTACTTGTGCATACGTGTGCCGCGCCCTGCTGCTTCTGTGGTAATTTCTTGAGCACGCTGTTCGCCAACTGATTTACGCCAGTTAGCTAAGGCTTCACGCTTTTCTTGAGGTTTGGTCTTATCTAGAATAGTAGTAACACTTGGAACCTTACTACCATCGGGTAAACAATAGTGTCGTTTTCCGTCTACTGTTTCTCTGTTTATTGGGGTATAATCGTATCGTTGTATAAGCATATTAATAGTATATATGCTTTAGACTAGACTGTAAAGGATTCTCCGCAGCCACATTTACCAGATTCGTTAGGATTGATAAATTCAAAGCCTTCATTTAGACCTTGTTTTGTCCAATCCATTTGTAGTCCATCAATGTAGACTAGATCTTTTTGTGTGGTAAAAATATTCACGCCGTGGCAGGTATATTCAACGTCATCTGGACTAAGTGTGTCTACAAATTCTAGCACATAGGCCATACCACTACAGCCAGCGGTACGCACACCTACTCGTATGCCCATTCCTTTACCACGTGCATCCAAACTAGCACGTACTTTTTCTGCGGCTCGTTCAGTCAAAGAGATCATGATTTATCCTGTTTATGATTTCCTGTTTTTCTTCGTTAGTAAAATTATCCCAGTTTTCGACTTCTTCTGCATATCTATAGCAACCTTGACACACTCCGTCTCTGAGGCTACACACTCCTATGCAAGGACTTTCAACTTGATTCATGCTTCTTCCTATAATCTTCTATAGCACTCTTGATAGCATCTTCCGCGAGTACTGAACAGTGTATCTTAACCGGTGGGAGTGCAAGTTCTTCTGCAATCTCCGAATTCTTAATCTCTTGGGCTTGGTCAAGCGTACGGCCTTTGAGCAACTCAGTGACCAACGAACTAGACGCAATCGCCGAACCACAACCGTAGGTTTTGAATTTTGCATCTGTGATAATACCATCTTCTACCTTTATCTGTAGTTTCATAACGTCACCGCAGGCAGGAGCACCCACCATGCCAGTACCAACATCTGGGTCGTTTTTATCAAATGACCCTACATTACGAGGGTTCTCATAATGGTCAAGAACTTTTTCTGAATAGGCCATACTAATCTCCAATAGTTGAGTAATTTACTAAACTATTTATTATCTTCCATATTCTTAAAAATATTAAAAAGATTTTTATCTTTAGATTCTAAAGAATCGTATAGCTTTTTATTATATACGTCAAGAGCGGCACTGGTCAACCTATCCCAACGTGCTGTAGTTTTTAGATATTCTGTCCAGTATTTTGATTGTAGTATAGGGTCTGGTGTTTGTTCAAGTAACTCTTGTATTTTAATTACGTTTGCTTTAAACACTTTATTTTTTTCGCTGTTTAAAAAACTATTTGACAGTACACCATTGATATCTTTTATTAGTTTAGGTCTTAGATATTCTGGCATGTACTGTATGTCTAACCACTCGGGGCGATATAAAGTCAAATCGTAAGTAGGCGGATACTCAATAGCATGCTTCTCTGAAAACTCCTGGAAATATCTAATCCAGTCAGTTAAGTAAAAAATATTATTAATGGAAAATACAGGACTTAACATCATTTCAAAATTTGGGAATATTTTTGTATATTCAGCAAATTCATCTAGGTTTTTGCTCATCTTTTCCCATTTAACTGGCCAACGTACATAATGATAGTTGTCGCCTACACTATCAACACTTATAGATAATCTAACCTTGCGAAAATTCTGTGTCAGATCTTCGTACAACGACCTTGTGGTTACTGTGCCATTAGTTGTAATCTGTAGTACAATTCTTTGACTGATTCCTTGTTGTTTAATCCAGTCAATTAATTTATAGAAGTCGGGCTGTACTGTACTTTCACCGCCTGAAATAACAAGTATGACATTCTCATGTTTGGCTACCGCGTTGGTTAGTGTATCCAATACTGCATTCCACAATCGTGGTTCTTCAGATAGTGTCCGACTTGGCTCATCAATTCCGTTCCATACTTTGTTGTATAAACTACTGATAGTTCCTGCACAACTTCTGCAGGCCATGTTGCATAAACTTGACAGCGTAGCCTGCACATAGTATTCGTCAATCTCTCTGCGGTGTATAAGTTTCAGTAGTCGATCTGTGTCAAAGCCCAGCAGTGGGCGCATACGTTCACTAATTTTGCCATCATCCTCACATTTGTAACAGTGTTGGCAGAGTCTTTCTTCAGCTATACCAGCTTCAATCTTTTCTTTAAGTTGTTCTATTGGAGCAAACACATCATCTGAATATTCTTTGACAAGATTGCAGCAAGGGCTTATGCCATCTTCCATAAAAAATACCTGTGTGTTTGCCCAGGGGAACACACAAAAGTGTCGGTTTTTGAGTGCCCAGGCATAGCGATCTGTGTCGATCATTGATATATCAACGATAGGTATTGATTTCATAATGATATTTAGTAGTAGGGTTTGTACTGCGGAACAATATCAGGAAGATGTTCGCCGCGCATAGCATCATGTATTTTGGCGTACTCGATGAACTTTTTAAATCCTACACTATTAAAGTTGTCCTGCTCCAATATGCTAATACTATCAGACAATATAGCACGATTTTCAGGACTGAGTTCAAGTGCTGTTTTTAGTATCTCTATTGCTTCTGCTCTGAGCTCATTGGGTAGGCAATTTAAAAATAATTCTTCTTCCACTACTACCGGCTGTATTGATAATTTCTTGGCTAGTTTAGGATAGCGTTGCTGAAAAAACTTAACTAAATCTGCTATGTTAAAAATATTATACATATTTAAAACACTATTAATGGTGATATGTATGTTATCCAACTGGTAGACAGTGTCTAAATTCTTTATAACCGTATCAAATTTTGATCCGTTGCGTATATAATCGTTGACTGTGTCTGTACCGTCTATACTAACAATAAGATCTATTGTTTTAAATTTACCAAATAGTTTTAATATGTGATCGCTTAACACTGTTAAATTTGTATTAATAATTAAATCAGTGTCGCTGTCCTGCCAAGACTCTAAGAAATCTAAATTGTACTGCTCAATTAGCGGTTCGCCACCGGCAAAATACAGTCTGAATAAATGTTCATCTACTACCGGAAAAGCGTGATTATATTTTTGTTTGATCTGTCCAACATAAAATTTAGCATCTCTTAACGACTCGGGTATTTTATTGTATTCAGCTTGTATAGCACTGCTGTTAGCTGGGTTGCAGGTTCTACAGCGTAGGTTACATACATTACTATAACGTATGTCTAACATCTGCGGTAATAGATTTTCGTCCTGCTGAAATTTTTTAATTACAGCTACAGCTTGACTGCGTTTATTCTCGTCAGATAACCAGCCTTGTGTTTCTGCGTAACCGGGTGAGGTTAGATTGTGTTCTGTTAATTTTTTACAACCTGCGCATTCTGTAGGGTATTCTCCATTAAGAAATGCCTGTCGTATTCTACGATACTGCTCAGTATTAAAAGAATCTACGTTATCAGTGCCCTGATCAATGTCAAGTCCGCCTGTATGACAGCATAACTTATAATTTCCATCATACCAGAGCGTCTGACGTGTGAAAGGAAGTATGCAGAAATGTCTGCTTGCTAGTAGATTATCAACATTCATTTAGATTATATAAACAGTGGTGAGTTGCGCTTTTTGCCAGCACGTTTTGCCATGTCGTCTACCGTATCCACTGGATTCTGTGTAGGGTCACCCTCGGGTGGATTTGTAGTAGTTCCGCTGTTGTCTTCTGTGTCATCGGCTGAACGCAGAGTCACATGATCTTTATTATAACTTTTAATAAGATTTTTAACTGCGGGATTATTTTCATTTGCAGCTACAAGTGCATCGTAGTCAAATGTTTTATCTGTGTTTAATACTAGATTAATTAAACTTTGTGTGGAAATTTTTGGTTCTTCACCGCGGTCCTTATAGCGGTTACGTAATAACTCCAGAGCCGTTGTTAAATTTGACTCTGGAGTGTTTTTTGGACTGTGTATGAACTCATTTAGACGCATGTTAGCGTTTTTCGCGGCCTAGTTCTTCAGCACCACCAACTGCGGCATCAGTTGCTGCAAAGCCATCAGTTTCTGGTTCTTCCATGTCTAAATCGCTTGCTGGAGGCGGAGGTAATTCTCCTGGTAGGCCAGCATCTGCACCACCTAAATCCATTGGTTGCGGAGCAGTGCCTGTTAAAATACCAACACCACTGTCAACACCTTCACGTGCTGATTGTAGTTGTGCCATTAGGCCTTCTAGTGTAGTTCCAACTGCTTGTTTGAATTGGTCAGCTTGTTCGCTACCAACTTGGTCACGAATGCTGTCAAGTAATTGAGGTAGTTGTTCATTTTGCATTTTACCAACTTTCTCAATAACGTCTTGTATGCTATCAACCATGTCTTTAGCGGCAAGTAATACTTCAGCATTACCAACTTCGCCTTCGTTTAGTTGACTGCGTTGTTCTTCTAACCAACTGTTCAGGCTTTCTTGAACTGTTAGTAATTCCATATAGCGTGGATTTGTTTCTGCACGATGGAAATCTGGGCTACGGCGAATCTTAGTAAGATTAGCTGAAATCGTTTCGCTTAAACGCTGTGCTTTAGCTATAGACAATTTATCATAGTCTATCGCAAAGCCAAAACGACTTTCCATAAACTTGTTAATACGTTTTGCGGATGTCTTAGACATTTCTGATAGTTTCATAGTTAAAAATTCCTAAACTTTAATATATTTAGCCGAATCTAGACTTTTCTTTAATTGTTTTTTAGCCTGTTCCAGTTTCGCCATTGTTTCAGTATATTTATTACTGAATAGATCAACGTTCCATTGATCATTAGCCTCTTGAGCTCGTCGATATCTATATCTGTATAGTGTTGCGTCAAATTCTAGTGCACCTACTAGTGTATCCCCTAACTGTATTTCTGCCGCTATATCATCACGTTTTTTATGCTTGGCTATACAGTAAAATATAGCGTCTTTTCTATTAAAAAAATCAAACAGCTGATTGTTACCGTCAAACACTCTCCAACACTTGTCATCATCTTTTATTATCTTAAAGCGTCCAACAATTAAAGTGCCAGCACCAATTTGATAACAAAATGGTAATGGTCCTTGATTTAATTTTTCTAATTCGCTTTCAGTAAACCGACGTATCTTTTCTAAGTCAACTTCAGCTAATTCTCTTTTTGTAGATGATTTTTCCGTTTTCATTGATTCTTAATAATACGTCTTTGATAGTCAATTGGTTCGCCAACACTTGTTCGCGTTCAGTCAATTGATTTTTTGCGATAGGAGACTCATCAACAAACTTAGATAACAATTCTGTTTCTTCGTTGGTGATAGGTAATAAAACTTTATTTGTTAATTCAACAATTTTCATGTAAGTTAACCTTGGGTTAACTTTATTTATTAGAATAGTGCGCGGCTTAAAAATCCTATAAAGCCTGCTAGAATTACGCCAAAGATACTTAATAGAATTTGTATGGTGCGACTACTGTGTTTTTCGTCGCCTGCGGTTACGGCGTTTTTAATGTCAACAAGATGGTCTTCAAACTTGTCCATACGTTCGTCCAAGTTGTCCATACGCCCTTCTAAATTTTCAAGTTTAGTTTCCAAGTTCTTGTACCTCTCGGCACAGATCTCAACGTGGGCTTCTAGATTTTTCTTTTCAATTTCTGTAGTGGTTGACATACGTCTCGCTCTCAATAGCGATGCTTTCATTGTGCCTTAATCTGTTGCCTGTTGTGTGCCTTAATAAGATGCCTAGCATCAAATAATATTTAGTTGCTTTGTTGAGCAATAAAGTATATATTTTTTTCAGGACCACTGGCATAGAACAAAGGTAATGGGGGTATGGCTGTTTCGTCTAATCCCAAAATTATAGGAGTAATTTTAAAATCGTCTTTGAGTGCGCCATATCGATCATGGTCAATGCTGTACACATCTTCTCGCTCAACACTAAATTCAAACTGCCAGATACGATGTTGTCCATGATAATTTATTCCAAAGCTATAATTTTTTATATCGTCTATAGCACTGTCTAAATAATCAAAACTCAGCAGTTGCGCACGTAAACTTAATAGTTGTTGTACCGTTTCCCAGTTACGCTGTTGATTACGCTGTTTAATCTTTTCGTTTGTCAATACATTGGTTTTTGTTATGTCGATTAATGTATATGCGTGATATTTGTATATTAGGTCCATGTCAATATTTAAGCCATTAAAAAAGGCAGATAAAAAATCTGCCTTTTTGTATCACTAACTAATTTAAAATTAAATTAGAATGTGAAGTTAGCTACAGTAGTACCAGATACGGCTGCGTTACAGATACCTTCCAATGAACCTGGTGTTGTGTTAGCTGCAGGAGCTGCACCAGAGATAGCAACACGGAAAGCACCGGATGCTGGAGTACCTAAGATTTCAACAGTTGCTACTGTTTCAATTGCACGAACGATTTTTTCAAAATCGCTATCTACAGCATCATAACCTGTATGAACACCTGTTTTAGATACAGTGTACATAGCTAAGTCACGGCCTGTTGTTACTACTGGTAAAGCACCACCATTTGTACGAGTTACTGACATAATATTTCTCCTAAATTATTTTACGCATATCGCGCATACATTTATTTATGCCGTGCGTAAAAAAATAACTGAGTAGTTAATTGCGTTTTAAAAAGTTTTGGCGTGAAAATTCCAGTCTGTCAACAAGTTTAACAGCACCGCCATCGTGCCCAATGGCCACAAAACCTTCGGGTGTTGTAACTCGATATCCGTCGGCAGTTTTTTGGAATGTGCCAACACTTTCAACTTGACGTAGTTTGTTTAACAGCATGCCTTTTAACTCAATCACTCTTTTGTATACGGCTAGTACGCCTAGTAGAGTATTGCTGTTATCTGCTACCCACTGCTCTTTGGCAGTAATTTTAGCCAAGCGGTTTTGTGCTACACGGTCGGTTACATTTTGTACATCTTTCATTAGCTCAGCATTGTAGTGAGCCATAAATTGTTTGAGGAATTCTACAGGCTCACCTATCTGTGAACCACTGCGTATCATCTTGTTGATAAAAGGTTTAATGTTGCGTGCGAACTCTTTATTAGAAACAACTATATCAAATCTCTGCTGACCAATTTTTTCCATTGTTTTGTAAGTGGCCTGCATGTATTGTTGTATTTTAAGATTTTCGTTGGGTTTTAGACTAGCAACACCTGTTAAATCTTTATATGTAGCATCATCAAACCATACATCGGCATGCTGATTAAGTCCGCCAACATTAACACCAAATGATGCTTTCATGGTATCAATAGTATCGCCTTCATAGGCTGTATGAAAAATAATACCTATTTTAGCACGAGCAATACGTTCACCTAGGTGGCTGTTAACTGGTACGGCATAGGTAATAGTGTTTGGTGTAAACACATAGCTATCTTCGCCATTGACGTTAACCACTGTTACATCACCTTCAGTAAACATTAGGTCGCCTTGTACTACCCCACCAATACCAATCTTAGGCAAATGCTTTAATGCCTGTGCAAGTTTTTCGGCTAGCTCGGGAGTTTCGCTGTACCAATTTTGTATGTCTCTAATTGACTTACAACGTTTTGGTTCGCCTTTGGCAAACACCGATTTAGTACCAACAAAGAACTTGCCGTCAGCAGGGTCAATACCACAGATAATAGCCGGACTCCCATCCCATTTGACTGTTAGATTTGAAGTAGTGCCTGTACCTTCGGCCAACATATGACGCAGGCTTTCCACGTAGTTTAGTGCTTCTAGTGCGCCAGCATATCCGCTGTTAAAAATAAGATCTTCAAGGTGTTCAAGGTGAACATTCTTAGCTGATTCAGTTAACAGCCAGTTGGGTGTTTCTTTTTTTATTTCAAATAATTTCATACTCTAGTTTGACCACGTGCTTTTGCAACAAGCTGTCGATTTTTTAAAAGTTGTTCAAGTTTTTGAATTTCAGCTGGATCAGTTACACGCTTACGAGTATCCATGCGCCACCATGCGCCAGTTAGATCTTTTACTACATTAATACCAGCGTTAGTTTTAACAGTTACTAGTCCTTGCTGTGTTGGTGCAGGTGCAGTTCTACCAACTGCTTTATCAAATGCCGCATCAACTTTCATTAGCTCGTTGGCCGATACTACAGGATCTTTAGTAATCCAATTTTTCCATCCTGTCTTGGTCTTTTGATAAGATTGATTACCAATGGTTAGAATACTACGATTTGGGTCCCAGGTAACACCGGCGTTGGCTTTAGCAGAAGGAGCTACTATACGTATGCCAGCTTGTTGTAGCTTGGCTGCAACATATTCGGCAGTCCTTGTTAGTTCTTCGCCGGTTAAGCCTTCATTTAATGCTGTCGACGACGATAGTGCTTTAACAATATCGTCCATTTTGATAGTTTTACGTGCGCCAGCTTGTTGTATCAAACTTTGAATTACGTTGTCTATAGCCTGTTCACGTGGCGTTGTTAAACCTGGTAGGTCCATAGCACGCGATGGATCTGCTTTACCGTGCCTTGCTTTGTACGCATCATAATCTTTTACAGCATTAGGTGCTATTGCTTGAGCAACCCCTTTAGCCAATGGCGAAAACATTCCACGTGCTGTGCCCAGGAACCCCTTCTGCGTTGGCAAAATTTGCTCTTGAATTACATCATTAATCTTCATCTTTACATTTCCTAATGCCGCGAGTAAATTTGCTAGGATCTTGACTCTTGATTGCATTAATAAGACGGCGCTCAAGCTCGCCTGCTGTTTCAGCATCATAGCTTTCACGAATATGATTGATAAGATTAATAGCGCCGGCAATAATATTGTTAGCACGACTTTCTATTAAGTTTGCCTTATCTTTGTGAACTAGCAGCTCATCAAGTTCTGTGAGTATGCTCCGAGTACGCTTTTGCAAAATTTTACTCCAATTTAGTATATTTATTTGCGATCAAGAATAAATTTATTTCTACTATTATAGCATTCATTAAATAAACTTACAATGACAGAAACTATCAATTTTTACATGGTGTTTGAATCTATCTACTGGGATAAACCTCCGGCCGCAGAAATTTCGCTCAATGGTAAAACCTTGTTCAATGGCCTCATTAACCAACAACAATTTGTTGTTGAATTTGACGAAACACTAGAGTTTGATCAGTCTTACACCTTGTCAATACGCCGTTATGGCAAAGATGACAATCAGTGTCGTATTTTAGAGGATGGTAGTTTACAAGATCAAATTTTAATATTACGTCAACTTAAAATTGATCGCACTGATGTAAAAAATTTAATTGATAGCATAAGTTATAACTGTCCAGAATATCCAGAACCTTGGGCCACAGAACAGCGTGTTGCCGGAGTAGAACTAGAAGAAAAAGTTCTGGCAGAAACCTGGTTTGGACATAATGGTATTTGGTCATTGACCTTTACAGCACCTTTTTATCGATTTTTATTTAAGAGCCTACAATGACCTGGACTTTAGAACAAACAACAAAAAAACTACTGCCGTTACAGGACGATTATCTAAATAATTTAAAACGTTCCTGGTTTCAAGAACCTCAGACCTATGTTAACTACCACGAATTTAAGATTTTAGCCGAACGTTGGTTTAAGTCGACACAGGTAAACGACATACAAGGATGGAATGCTTTTCCTTGTGTTGATGTAATGTTGGGCTGTACTCATTTTATTGAAGCCTTTATACTAAAATATGGGTGGGATGGTATGCAGATACTGCCTAACGAATATGCCTACTACGCATTAATTGGGGGTAAGCACGGAACCGAAGTTGGCAATCTGCGGCCCGGTGTGCCCTTAATAGTGTCATTGCCAAATTGGCGCTGTGCTGACCTACGATGGGACTGGGAAGATGTTTTACGTGAGTGCGAAGCTAAAAACATTGACATACACATAGACTTTGCTTGGATAACTTCTGCCAGAAATATCAATATAGACCTAGATCATCCAACCATTAAAAGTTTTGGTATGAGTATGAGTAAGTATGCTTTAGAATGGAATCGCATTGGGCTTCGTTGGAGTCGTCAACGGACATCAGATTCTATAACAATGTTTAATCATTACTACGGAGATGTCAACAGTAATCTAACGTCCTGTGGTGCTTATATGATTAAAAACATTCCTAGAGATTACGGGTGGAACAATTATGGCGATCAACACGAAAAAATTTGTCGTCGACTTGGTCTTAACACAACCAACCTACTGCATGTTGCACACAATGTTGATCGTTCAGAGTCTATTGGTATTGGAAAACTTTTAACTATTCGTCCAGATTCAAGCCCTACAGTCTAATAACTGAAATCGCTTGTACATAAAATTATAATAATTTGCTCCACTCAGGACATAATTTAGAAAAGTCATTGCCACGTACTAGGTCAATGGCATTCACTGCTTTCCAAAATGGTGCATTATCCATTTTTTCTATCACAGAAAGACTTTCAACTAAGTCTATCAGTTGTGGATAATTTTTAAACTTTTCTAATAGAATATATTTGATATCGGGACTAATACTTCGAATACCAAAACTTCCAATTACTTTTTGAAAAATTAAATTAGTTGGATCGCCGTAACGATTGACTGTGTATTTGTTGTTATACCAATCAACTAGTTCATCAAGATAATACAAATTTAAATAACCCCAGGAACAATTTATATTGTACATATAATTGTCTGGGGCATTAGTATTGTACCAATCTAAATTATTACATACTTCTTGCCATTTGGCACCAGTGCGTTGATATTCAAATCTGGTACCTACGTCATCGATACTAAAGTAGAGTTCAACTAATTTGCATTTTTCCCATAATGCTAGTACGTCATCGGATACTTTAACAGTTCCATTGGTATTGTAAAATACTCTAACATCACTGAGTCCACGTACTTCATCAATATTTTTAAGTAAATTTATGTGGCTTGAGGACATTAAAGGTTCGCCACCACCATGAAAATGTACATTCACAATGTTTTTAAGTTGCTCATTGTTAGCAATTTCAATTTGATTAAATTTGTCAAACTTAAAAACACTGACATCAGCATCAGGATGTATTTTTTCAAAATCTGGTATCCAAGTAGTACTATGACGTGGTCCACAAATCATACATTTTAAATTGCAAAGATTGCCAACGCTGTAATCAAGACTTTGTGGGGCATCTATGTCAATGTTACTATCATGATGAAATTGTTCCCAAGATTTTTTTGCGCCCCGGCGTCGACTTTCTAAACCAGAATTTTCAGCATTATAACAGTATTGGCAACCTGGTATTAGTTGATTATTTTCCACTGCGATTTTTATTTGTTTACGCCCTGAGCTAGTCCACGCTTTACCAAGGTCAAGTGTGTTATCTGTACTAGTGTATCCTTGATAAAAGCTACAAGGATTATAATTAATGGATCCGTTAAATGACCATACAGAAATATTTTTGTATATTTCGTAACAAAAATATTTTTTATCTTCCATGACGTTTTTATTTTCTCTATCAGTTGTCAGAGTTTTTCAATCCAGCAAGCATACTCTTAAGTTTGGTGCTGTTAACTTCGGCATTAATTTTTGGAGCATCTTCTTTGTTTACAGTACTACCTGTTTTAATACTGTCAAGGATATTGTTGACACGACTTGCACCACCGGCAAAGTTAGCATCATCACTAGCGCCACTATCTGTGATACGCATAGTTTCAATATCATAGTCTAGATCAATCTTCTGTCCTACACCTGTACTACTACGCGACTTCATACATTGAATTTGATATCGACCACGCTCGCGCATCGCTCGGCTTGTAAAGATACCAAACACATTATCTGCTGTGTTGATCTTACTTAAGCCACCTGCGATATGGCTATGGTCAAATTCAATTTCTTCAACAGCACTACGATTCAACTGTGACGCTGTTACAAACAACACGCCCAACTCACGTGCCAGATTACGCAGTTCTTCCGAAACATACTTGTCTTTAACAAACAAGTCGTTTGGACTAACTTTAGCACTGACTGGCATAACTAAGTCCAAGTAGTCAACCATAACAAAGTCAACCTTGCGCCCTGTTTGGATTTGATATTCTTTTAAGTATGCTCTAATGTCGTTAACGTTGCTCTGTGCCGGCATGCCCTTGATCTGATACTGTCCTGCTTTCTTGCTAACAAGACGTACTTTCATTGTAGTTGTGTCAATGTCTTTGCGTATGTCTTTTGTGCTCATACCTGTCAACATCGCATCAGTACGCAACGCACAAAGTTCTTCACTCAACTCTAGTGTGATATACACTCCACTTAGTCCTTGCTGTAACCAGCTGAGTGCTATGTTCATCATAACCAATGACTTACCAGAACCAGATCCACCAGCAAAGATGTTTAGTTCGCCTCGACTGAACCCACCATATAGAAGTTTGTCCAGTTGTGGCCAACCAGTGCTAACTTGTCCACCACTGTTGTAATACTTCTCAATACGCAGTTTAGGATCAGCAAAGTAATCTGTGCCCATGTCTTTGGTCAAACTTATTTGTACAGCATCTTTAATAAGTTTTTCTACAGGATTAAAGTCACCTTTTTCTAACATGTCTGCGGCTTTAAGAATAGCACGTTCAAGTTCTTGCTTCTTAGTAAAGCCCTCAAACTCTCCCATAAACCATTCATAGTGATTTTCAGTTAAGTCTGGCACGTGTTTAAGTTCCACACCTGTAACTGCCTTGACCTGTTCAAGTGTGGGCATAGCCTTGTGTTGGTCAGTGTGTTCTTTAATGAAACGTGCCACATCACGTAGGCTTCTGTCAAAGTTTTCTGGATTATAGATGTTTTGGACACGCACATAACTCTGCGCATCCTGTAGCATCATTTCAATAAAAAGTTTCTGTAGGTCTGGTGAATAGTCTTTAGTCATATACTTTAATTATGCTGTCTTTTTCTCATTAATTCAATTTTCAATTTGCTCGATTCACGTGCGTCCAATATACTCTTTAGTACAAACAATTTGCCATACTTAACCACTGCTTCATTAATGTCTTTACAGGTTTCTTGCCATACAGGAAAGCTCACACTCCATCCATACTCAATAGCCTTCTTTACTAGTTGTGCGCCTGCTTTGTCAGCATCAGGTACTACAATAACTTCACGGCCTAAACTATCAATAATGTCTGCTTGCGTTTCACTACAGTCATTGCTCATAACAGCTACACCATCTATGCTCATGGCATCAAAAGGACCTTCACATACAATCACAAACTTAGCATCAGGTAGTTGATTGTTTAAGTTGAATACAATGTTAGGTTCATAGTTGCTGTAATACTTGGGTTTGACTCCGTCTACAAACGCACGTGAGGTATAGCCTATGATTTTACCTTCCCAGTAGATAGGAATAATTACACGTTGATGTAGACTATGTTCTGTGCTGTCAGTCCAATAAAAATCATATTTTTTTGGATCAATCTTACGTTCGTTTACGTAGTCAACGGCTGTGTTTAACAATGGCGGTACATTTCTAAAATCATCTAAAACCATAAATGATAAGAACTGCTGAAAACTTAGAGCATTTTCAGGTAATTCACGAACCTTAAACTCAATCTTTTCTTCTTGCTCAAGTTTAACCTCTTCTGGGTTAACTAGTTCACGGATACGTATTGCTTCGATTACTAAGCGTTTAACATCATTTTCGTCGGCACCTAACCAGCGTAAGAATTTACGGAACTTAAATGTTAGGTGTCTACCCGGTTGATAACTGGCTTTGAAGTTACAGTTGAAACAGTGATAACTGACACTACCATCAGCGTTAGCGGTCAGTCCACCTCTACCTCGTGTATCAGCACTTTCACCATTGTGAACACAGCAGGGAGCATTAAAACTAGTCCAACCACTGGGTGTGGTTTTGCGTTTCGCAGGAAGAATAGACTTTACGTAATCTTGAACTGTATTCAGCATACTAATATTTTAGCATACTGTGTGGGGAAAATCAAGTAATTTGATTAAAGACCGTAGCGCCAGCGTAGTGCGTTGTAGTTTTGAGTAATTTGACTGTCTGTAAGTGCTCGATTGTAGACTTTCCAAGCACCAATGTTACCAACAAAATTACCATTTACACCACCTAAATACAGACCAAATCCATCTGACTTGCCTAAACTTAAGAATGTTGCTGGGGTTGGATTAGATTTAGTTACAATGCCTGTCGAAGCTACTTTGGTACCATTCACGTATAAGTTACCTTGATTAGATCCGTTGTAGGTAAACACGATATGATACCAGGTACCACCTGCGGTTGCTGGTGTTGATGCTATAGCAACCCCGCCATCAAAGTATCCTGCGGCAATACGGTTATTACTTAGGAAACCCATTTGCGCATCAGTCCACCCACTGTTTACAGTGTTATTACTCCACTCACCTATCAAGGTGTAACTGGTATTACTAGCGGCAGGTTGGCACCACACATCAAAGGTATAACCAGCTGCGGTGTTTAGTGTTGTTCCGAATCCGGTATAAACGTTAGCAAAAACACTACCATTGAAATAGATAATGTTATGACCGGTACTGGTTACAAAGGTTGTAGCAGTGCCAACAATGTTAGCATCTCTATTATTATCTGTGCTGTCATTCCACGTAACTCCAGAGGTATATGTAGCCGCATCTAAGTTCATGCTAAGGTTAGCAGAGATAATGTCAGGTACATCTACTACTGTTAAACTAGATATTGTTACACCTTGTATAATCATGTATTATCCTAGGTATGTAACGTGCCAATTATCGTTCTGATCAAAGGTTATGTTACCTGCTAAAATGTTAGCACTTAACCAATCACCTGCTGCTAATACGATTGTACCGTTTACACCAAAGTGTGTAGCAGTATTAGAGTTAGTATCTGTCTCCCAGAAGCAGGCAACATTACCTTGTGAATTACTACCATTTTTCAACACAGCGATTTGATTTAACCCGTTATTAGTACCAACACGAGCATTTAATCCTACACTGTATATACCTGCCACAGGTGCTGTAAATATACCAGTTGTTGCGTTAAAATAGTTGCCTTGGTTGAATACTGTGGTAATTGCAAGACCTTTAAGATTAACGTTAGCTGTTAATGTTTGTGGAATATTCTGTGTGCTGCCATCCACACGGAATGCTGGACGATTAGGCATCGTAACACCAGCTGTTCCGTTAACAGTTACATTACCAGGGAATGTTGCCCTACCTGTGTTATCAAACACAGTTGAATAACTACCAGCAACTAAAGTAACGTTTGGACTTGTACCAGTCACATTTCCAGTAATTGAAATATTACCAACAAAGTTTGCAGCGGTAACATTACCAGTTACATCTACATTTGCCCCATAGAAAGTGTTAAATCTGCTAGCAGGGGCACCTATGTTGCCAGTGCCACTGGTTCCAGCCTGCTGTATGGCAGTAGCCTCACTACCATATAAGGCAATTCTTGCAAAACCTATTAGACCATTGGTGCCGTTGTAATTTAGTTGAGCATTACGAGATCCGTTAGGGCCTACTAAGAAACCATTGCCGCCAATTAATACACCGTTACCTGCCCAGTTGTTTGTATCTGGGATTAGGCTAACGTGTGTGCCTAAACCAATATAAGCGTTACTACCAAGTTGTTTTAAGTAACTTGAAGCATTGCCTAAAATGACGTGTCCGCCAGCGGCTGTTGTTAGATTGTTAACTAGGATATTACCATTGTATGTTGGTAAGTATGCAGCTACTTGTGTATTACCATAGGTACTAGCACCAGTGTAAGCTGTAGTCTGGACAGTGTTATCAGCAAATTTAACGCTTGTAACACCATCAATCACGCTGGCTGCACTGCTGTCAAAACTAATGTTGCCGCCACTTGGGAATATTAAATTACCGTCAGTTTCAAATGTCCATTGGTGACTATTTGATCTAACAATTATTGGCGGATCGATTCCGGCGCCAACCATAACGTGACTGTTTTCGCCACCTAAGAATAACTGTGATGAACTGTCGTCTTGATTACCACCTGCACGAATGTGTATATGACTTGGTGCTGTAGGATCGATGATAATATATTGATCACTGCCTAAATTAGTGTCTGGCACTAATTGTATAGTTGAGGCGCCGTAGCCATCACCTGAACTGTTAGCAACAAAGTTAACAGCACTGTTACCACTGATTAAGTTGCCAGGCAATTCAAGTTTGCCAGTAGTGGCAAAACTCCAGGTATGGATTCCAACCACATTACTAGTAAAAGTGTAGTTATCATTGTACCAAAATGGATCAATTTCTTCTGTGTCTGTTGCGATTTCCCAGTTGCCCGGAGAAATTTCAGTTACCGCAGTCACAGTAGTTGTGCCTACTAGATTGTTACCAGTCACTGTCCACCCAGGCGCTACTTGAGCTATGTCAGGACTGCTTCCGGTTGAGGTAAAGAATGTCGGTGTTCCAGGGCCGCCAACCAAACCACCTTCGCTGAGGCCCAACACAGTGGTTATGTCTGGTGTTTGTATTGTAACATTGCCACTTACTGTGGCTATATCAATACTGCTGTTGCCATTGGTTATTGGTAATCCAGCACCAATGCCATTCAATATACTCACACCATTGGCATAGTTAATGCTGGCACTGTTGCTTGGCAGAGTCAGATTGCCAGTGTTGTCAAATTTCCAATCGTGTTGCGGACCGGCGTTGGCGCCTGTGCTGATTGCCACATTGCCTAGTCCACTAAATGGACTGTTGAAACCTATTACAGCTATGTTGCCAGGAGCCGTGGTAGTTTCAGCCCAACCTAATGCCACAAAGGCATTAGCACCTTCGCCAATCAATTGAACAGGTGCGTCGTATTGAAGAATGCTTGAGCCACCAACAGGAGTGCTACCAATTACTAAATTAGACGGAGTAGTGAAATTACCATCTGTGCTAAACATCCAATTATGTACATTTGCACCACTTACATTGGCTTGTATAGCAAACCCGTTGTCACTGTACACCACTAATCCTGGCTCATCTTCTCCTATTCTACTAGTTGCACCGGGAAATACCAAGTCACCATTAGTGTTAAAATTCCATGTGTATGTGAGATTACCAAATCCAGCAAATGAAGTTATGGATACACCATTGGAGACATCGCTGACACGAACATTGTTCAATTCGCCGCCTAGAAACAAGTCAGCAGTTGATTGATCTATCTCACCACCGGCACGGATGTGAATATGCCCAGGCTCACCAACTGTAGGATCAATGACAAGATATTGATCACTGCCATTGCGTCTCAATTCCTCATCGGGCACTAGTTTAATAGTATCACGATTTAATCCATCGCTACTGTCAGCATCTCCGCCGTAGAATGTGCCTTTGTTTAGAACTTTATTCTTTACATTGGTTCTTATACCGTCGGCGATCAATAATTCTAACTTATTGTTGTCACCAACATAAAGTGCCATTTCTCCATAGGGACGTATTTCACTGGTGTCGGTATTATTAGCTCCATCGCCTTCAATCTTGCTTACATTTATTCTTCTTACTGTTGTCATTTTGTCAGTTCCTGATCAATCATCATAATATTCTGAGCCATAGAACACTTTTGCGGTCCAATGTATTTTCAATGTTTTTGCTTCGCCGTCTATGCGACGATAACTGATGGTACCTTCATTTTGTACCAACCATAAGTCATCGTTTTCTCCGTCGGTAGATCCGCTAGACACCTCAGTGTGGGTAATATGTTCTTCTCCATCGTCGTCTACAATATGTATGGTTCCTATTATAGTGCTTTCTCCTGTAAAAGCATGATAGTCAATAACTGCGCCGCGGAAGTTACTACTACCCCCAGGCAATTCAGACTTGTTCCACCATATCACAGGATCTGCTCCTGTTGATGTTCTATAGTAGATATTGTCGCCGGTATTGACACTAACCTGTATATTCCCAATCAAGTATATCTGTAAGAAGTTATTAGTAGAGGATCCAACAATTTCAGCATTATACCAAGTGCTATTGTCAAAACTGATCTCAATGCTGAAATTGGTTGGTCCATTGTATAGATTGTACAGGTCTTGATCCCAGGTTAGATAAACATACCAGTCATTGGTAATAGTATTATACGAAGTACCAGTAATCGCAGCCTGCGTTACTCGCCCAGTAACTGTTACAGACTTATAACCAGAGACTTCTTCAATCCTACGACTTCCGATCGCTGTAGATTTGACACGACCCAATCCTTCGGCAGATTTTAACACAGTGCCGTCGGTAAACTTAATACCTTCATTGAGTTTGGTTAGATCCAATTCATAGCGTACATAACTGAATCCGCCACCATTTCCGCCCTGTGTCCAATTCAACCACTGTATAGCATAATACTTGTCTGTGTCTGGAACATACATCACTGCTTGCGAACCCGGAACACGATTACCTAGTTGTCCATTTCCGTATGCTGCATAGAAGTTAGTGTATGTTCTTGACTCAACATCAGATAAGTCATCCCAACCATCTACGTTCCATTCTGTTCCGCCTGGGCTGACATCGCTGTCCCAAGAACCTTCTCTGTAAGGATTATAAATGCCGTTGTTAGCATCTCTGGTGATACCTACACCGGCACCATCGCCGTCGTCGGCCACGAAGACATCAATTTCTTCACCATTGTCGGTTTTTACAAAATAGTTAGGATCTGTGATTTCCGTTCTGGTATAACTGTAGGAACCGCCATTATTCTGACCCCAGTTAGTAAAATCAAACTTATAGTATTTGTCAGTAGTAGTATCACGCATTACTAATTCTGCGCCAACTACATTGTTGCCAACTTGCCCACCTAAGGCGGATCTAAATGTTGTAAAACTTCGATTGCCAATGCCTACTAAATTATCCCAACCGTCTGCGTTCCATTCTGTTGCTAGGGGACTTGAATATGTGTTGTTGTCATATTCTGTTTCTACGGCAATATTGTAAAGTGCTTGGTTAACGCCTCTGGTCAATACTACACCTGGACTGATTTCATCACGCACCGATGATATTAGTTCTATGCTGACAGCATTATATGTGCCTGGTGTGTTATTAGCTACGCCAGCAAATGTAGGAGTAGTAACAGTTAGTATATTTCCCAATTCACCTACGGTTGCTATTTCAAATATAACGTCAGACGCTAGATCGTTGCCGCCAACATTATAATACCATACTTTGTATCGTTGACCTACTACATACCCTGTGCCAGCATTTACTATGGTAAGGCTATCTATAACTGGACCTGCCCCAATGACTACTTCAACTGTAGCTCCTTGTCCGCTGACTGGTGCTGTTACAGTAACAGGACTGCCAAAGGTTACAGGCTGTATGATGAATGGGCTATTAGTAACTTCTACATACGGCAATGTTGTACTGCCACTAACTGCATTGCCGTTAACTAATAATGCACCCGAATTATCTATACTTACAGGCACGCTGTTAATATAAATTGTGTTGTTACTGACCCATAGATCCTTCCATTGGTGTGTAACGTTACCTAAACTATAGGTTACGTTGGCACTAGGGATGATATTACCAACGGTAGCAGTACCACGTACTTCAAGGTCGTTCACTACAGAATCTGTAAATGTGCGAACAATTAAATTAGTAAAGTAACTCTTCACACCCGCAGAATCTATGTCAGCATCAAAACCAATGCTGTAATCCCCGGCTGGAAGAGTTTCGTTGATTGTTCTAACGTCAATAGCTGATCCGCTGGCAACATTACCAGCAAATGTTTCTACAGTTACCACTCCAGGATTGTAACCAAATTTAACAGTGTACCAATTACCTGGAGATAACAACGGAATTCCAGGAGCAGTGTTGGCAGTAGTCTGACCGTATAGAACAGGAATACCCGCATCAAACTGGAAAGCAATTCTACTAACATCTGCGCCAGCACGCCAAATTGGTCGAGTATCTGCAGAGAAAATTGCAATACCATGATCGTTATTGGCTTGACTAAATCTGATAGTTGCAATAATTTCTACAGTTTCATTTTCGTGGAATCTTAGATTTGTCTGTACAGGATAGGCAAAGTCATTGTCAGCATTACCAGCAAAGAACATACCTGTGGCATCAAAACCGTATTGCACACCTTCCTGATTTTTACCGCCGGGTACATAGCTCAACCATGTAGGTTTACTGGTCAGTGTAGTTGTTAAATTGCTACGCCATTGGGCACCAGTATAGGCTGTGGTCTGTACGCTTAGGTCATCAAATATTATGTTACCAGCACGAACGTTGCCAGCATAAGTTGGCAAGTAGGCTGCAACATTACTGTTACCATAGGTAACAGCCTGTAGGTTAGCTATCAAACTTTGTTGTGCCTGTGCGTTGGCCTGTAGACTTGAAATGTTACCTTGTATTGTTGTAATTGCCTGAGCCTGTGACCCAGCATTACTGGTCAATGTTGCTATGTTAGATAAAATAGTAGTAGAGAAACTAGAGTCATCACCTAAGGCCGCGGCTAATTCATTTAATGTATCCAGTACGCCCGGTGCACCATCTACTAAATTAGTAATAGCAGTATTAATTAATCCGTTGATAACAGTAACATTAGGATATGTTGCGGAAGTAAAACCAACAATATCGTTAACTGTTAATGTAATATTACCTGTACGACCAGCAACACTAGTGACACTGTTGCTAAGACTGTTGACGTTGCTTTCTATTTGAGCAAAGTTTTGATTAATTGTATTAAACGCGGTGCGTAACGGATCTCCATCACCTGCTGATGGACCTGAGCCTATGTTTACGTTAGATAAAATCATGGAAATACCCTAGTTATTATAGAGTATTTATCGCGGATTGTTAGTAAATGTTGTGCAGGACTTGTAGCTGTCCAGCGGCACCCCAGTTGTCATCTGTGTAGGCCGGTAGTGTCAAATTACCTGTGGTATAGCTAATTGTGTAGTTGTACATTTCATCAGCAAAGTTAGCTATATTTGCTTGATCTAAAGTAACAGAACCAATGGCCGCAGAAACGTTACTAATTGTAACAGGACTAGACCAAACTGCTGCATTGCCGTCAGCTGAGGTTACGCTAAATGTAAATGCCTTTCCAGAAACATTAGCGGCTTTTTGGTCACTGTTTCTGAAACTTATAGTAATTACATTGTCAACATTGTCATAAACTTTTACTGTTCTAGCGTACACGATTCTATTCCTTGTTGGTAAGGATGGATCCTCGTCCAAAAGTAAGACTTGGATTCTATTATCATATAAATAACTTGAGATGTGATGCAATTTATCTGTATCCTTATTACATATTTATCGAATCGTACATGGAAGATAGCTACAAGAATTTACTCAATCAATATCCTTTTATCAGCTATCTAACCTACGGCGGTAACGAGTACATTGGCATAATACAGAATTTTGACGAGTTCATTACAACTATCTATGACTTTAGTTTACTAAAAACCTTAGATCAAAAAACTCGCTATCTAGAACTAGCAGATCAGTGGTGGTGGGAATCAAATAGGCTTGTGCCTATTAATGTATTTTTAAAACAGGACTGGATTGAATTCAGACCTTGTCTTCGAACATTTAATAGCAAGGACGTAAATATACAACACGGTCCTTACGTTAGTCTTAGAGAAATAGCCAATAAAAGAAGTAAGCGTAAAAGTATTACGCTGGTTCGCAGAGTAGGTTAAGATTTACCACAACCAATTGAGCATAAGCCACAGCGTGTGATTTTTTAAACGCATATTCACCCTCAACCTTGTCCCAAATAGTAGCACCAACCTCACTCCAAGAGCGACCTATTAGATGTCGTTTAGCCGGACGAATAACTGCTAAGAACATAGCCAAACGTGGTATAGTATCCACAGGCTCGGGCATTTTAAGTAATGTATCGTAGTGATTGTTCACATGAATTAACTGCTCACATATTGATCTATCATACAACTTAGTCCAGTCTGGCTCACGCATTAGTTCAACTAAATGTTGTTCACTGCGTACTTGTTTGTACAAGTTTACATTTAAGAAGTCTAGTTTCATGTAGCCGCGTTCTTCGGCATCGTTGTAATCTAGACTAGCATATCCAGTAAATGGATCTACTGGAATGGCTGTAGCATAAACTCCAGTGTTATGTTTAACTAACCGACCATCGCGAATAATACTAGCAGGTACTGTTTCTAGCACTGCCAGTGCTTGTTCGCGATCGGCAAAGTCTATGTCAATGTCACTGCGGAATTTCATAGTCCAGCTTCCTTAAGAATCATTTTAACCCACTCAGTGTCAGCTACGTAATCTACAAACTTACGTTGCCAATAGTCTGGATCTATCCAAGGCATAATCATAGCCAACTGCTCTTCATTTAATGACTCAAGAAAACCAATACCTGTGTCACAATTAAACACAATCCAAGGACTAACACGACCTGTACTGATGTGAAAGCAGATCCTATTGCTATTACCATATCGAAAATAGTCTCGGAGACCTCCTTTAATTTCTGGATTCTCGTCGACATACTCTTGCATTTCAACGAGTGCTCGTTCGAGTGCATCTTGTACCGCCTCCTTTCTTACATATTGATGTAGATATTCAGAGTAGACTGCTTCATGTGTCCAGTGATCAAGTTTCTTATTTTGTTTGATCACATATTCAATAAACGCACGTGTATTCACCGCACGAATATTAACCATATGTCTGCCAAATTTAACAAACGCAGAATAATAAGGGCTAGCAACAAAATCAGCATAGCTTTTAAGTTTAGCTGATCCCTGTGTCATTTCGTAGAAACGCAAGTACGATTGATATCCTAGCTGTACGCCTACTTCTTTTTCCTGTTGCCAGCGCCGTTTGGGTTCGCAAAGATGTGCCGCTAAAGTTGATTCTTTGCGGAACTCTTTGTCGCAGTATTTGCAACGATAGTTATTTAAATCGGGCTTTGATTGACTTGTCATCGTGTCCGTATGCTCTTGCCAAGTCTTCAATATCTCGTTGATCATTTATTTCAGCTAATAGTTCTACTTCGTCTTGTTTAAGATTAGGAAACAGTTCTGCTATAAATTTCTGTAGCTTATTGTTTCCTTCTTTTTTCTTAGAAGCCAGCCAACTGTGATGTTGACGTCCCATATTAGGACTAACAGTTGTACAACATAACCATTGTAACTTAGGATGCCGGTTTAGGTCAAAGAAATTTTTATTCACACGCTCGTTAGTGGCCATTAGATAGTAGGCCTGTAAATCTGCACTGCCGCCTACTGTAGCACCATAGCGTAGCATTAGATATGTACTGAATTTTTTACGCTCTTCGTCTGTAAATTTGTCATAGTAGTCTCGATCCTTGCGATCAAAGGCAGCCATTTCATTACCAATGTACAGTGGGTCGTTATTGGGCTGTTGTGCCATTATTTTCCTCTGCGTAGATAAGCAACAACTTGATCAATACTCTGTTGCATCTGGCGATATTGACCGCGTAGTTGTTCAATCTCTGCCTGTTGATTTTCTACTAGTCGCATCAAACGATCAAATGCTTCGGTCTGCTCACGTAACTTTTTGTCATGACTTAATAAGTTAGGGCGCGGCGGTGCGTTTGGATCTACCACCTTCTTTTTCTTTTTTGCTCTGTACATTTCAAATGCCATTGTTGTAATCCTTGCTTAACTTATATATCATTATACACTGATTTAAGGCTTCTTGTAAAGTGGGATTTGTACGTGCCGCAAGACGAATTTCTCCCCAGAGTTTATCTTCTCGTACATGCTCTACTAAAGGCCTACCATCGCTGGTTCTTGGATCATGTATTCCTTCGTACATCATGTCATCAGTTATTAAATCTGGGTTGATGTTTACCATATTTTACCGTAGTCAATAACTTCGCTTTGTCTGCTAATATCTTTGACAAAGTAAGCACACATAGGTCTTTCACTGTTTTCAATTGGCACTGCTAGTAGTTGCCCAGGTTTTAATTTAGGAAAATACCATTTAACATCTTGGTAGATGTCAACAATTTCAACTGGATGAAACTCAGGTTTAAAACTGTTCAGCGGATTAAAAGTAAACACGTTAAACCCACGATCATTGATACTAGTCAGTGGAATAACTTCAAGATCACCAATGTCAGGCTCACCAATTAATACCTGCCAGTCTACCGGCATCTTGACTAGGTTGCCACCAATGTTTAGAACCAGTGCTGGACTGTTAAATGATTCTAAAAAAATCAGCGGAATAAAGAAGTAGTCAGGATTCTTAGGATCGCTGTTGTCTAATATAGCAAAACGTAAATCATCTACCTCATCGGGTATTTCGTTCATTTCAAATGCTTGATTTTCTAAGGTTAATATGTACACTATTTCCACTCCACTTTTTCTACCTCAAAAGGGTAGTTTGCTTCTTTATAAAATGCCTTGCGTTTTGTAAGATGCCGTTTGGCAAACTTACAGGTTGATGTTATATCCCAGATCTGTACAAAGTCTTTGTCTTCAGCCTTACGTATACCACGTCCTATGCTTTGAATAACTCTAACAAATGATTTCCCAGGCTCCACCAAAACCAAATTAAAAATACGAGGGATATTAATACCAACAGCCGCCACACCATAAGTTGCCACGATAACTTTGTCATCACTTGTTGCCACTTCGTCATATTGTTCTTTGCGTTCATCTGCTTTAGTTCCTCCTGAAACAAATACTGCATCACGAATCTTTTCTACTAGCTGTTTACCGGGAGCAATACGGTCAACAAGAATAAGTGTATTGCCACTAGATCTAATTGATTCAACTAACTTAGCAATATAGTCCAATCGTTCATCTGTTTCTAGTAGATAGCGTAATTCGCTTTGATAATCTCGGTATTCTACATAGTCTACTAGCTGCAGAATATTCACATGACACTGTGCTAGTACACCTTGATCTTGTAATTCGCTAGCACTGAGTTTACCTACTACACTGCCTAGGCTACACAGCAGGCTAACCTGTTCATAATCTTCTTTGGGTATTGTACCAGTTAGTCCCCAACGGATTGGTATATGACCCATTACACCAGTTAGCAGTGTTTTAAGAGCGTCTGCTTTGGCCATGTGTACTTCATCAACCATAACACAGACTACACCTTCTAAGAACTCACCTATAGTAATGTCTGCTTCACTGTTCTTAGTGTTCTTAAGTAGAATGTTAAGACTCTGCCAGGTACAGATAGTGTGTGTATGCCCAAATTCTTTACGATCACCAAAGTACACACCCACATCAAGTCCTAGGTTGCGATAGTCTGCTTCGGTCTGTGTTACTAAACTTTTGTTTGGCACAATAACCACAGTACGTCCATGTGCTTCACAACTCCAACTCAAGGCCGCTGTCATTAGTGTCTTGCCTGCGCCTGTAGCCACTTCCTGGATACACTGTGGATTTTCTAAGAATCGATTGATAATTTCCACTTGATAATCACGTAGTACCACTGGCTGTCCTGCCATTGGATGTTTGTTGGGCCACACACGATCAGCAAACGTTTCTTCGGTTACTTCATCAAAGGCAAACTGTGTGTTATACTCACGCAGATCATCTAAGACAATTTCGTAACCACGTTCATCTAAGTATGGAATAATTTCTGGCAGTAGGTTTACGTAGGTACTACCACCTAATTGAAAGAAAGCAACCTTACCATCCCAACGTCCAAGACGAACTGCTGGCAGATAGCGTGCGCCAGGTATTTCATATTTGAACTTGTTGCTTAATGTTTTACGTTCAGTTAACTCAAGTCCTTCAATCTTGACATTAACTTCATCACGTATTACCAATCTAGCTGTGGCCATTATTCTTCATCTCTTAATCTTACGTAGCTGTAGTGTATGATTTTTTCTGCACGATTCATCCAATCCATACGTGAACCGCCGTACATCATTTCTACAGTTGATACTAACAGCGGAATCGGAAAGTCCCAGTGTTTAGGTATCTTGTTAACATATATAACCTTGGTTGTGTAAAAGTTATACTCTGGTGTTTTGGTACGTCCAGCAGGATCAAAACGTACAACTTCATTTTCGTTAAATCTACTCAAATCAAATGTTTGATGTGTACCTGGGTTATATATGTACACTGGCCAGCGATTGGCCAATTCAGCATAGTCGAATACTAATTCCAAACTTCCTGCTTCTGTTGATGGCACATGAATAATTCTATCTGGACCAAACAAATCCAGTAGTTCGTCGTAGCGTACTGTGCTGTCAATGGTGTAACCCAATACACCTGCACAGTCAACTAAACGTATAACATTGTCCAGTCCAAATCCACCTAGGTGCTCATTAACATAGTTGACCAGGCTTTCTGCCGCATTAGTAATCTCAAATCCTGTGTCTGTTCGAACAAGTTTGATTTCATAGAGCGCGGTTTCTGACTGTAATACTTTATTATACAGATTTCTTATGTCAAAATCAACATCAATCTTCCAGGTATCTGCCCATGCCACTAACCAATTAACATTGTATTCGGTTACGGCCATTGTCCAAACTTTATCCTCATGATTCCACTGAACATACCCTTGACTGATTTCTCTAAACTTACGCAGGTCATCGATCCAATTTTGGTTATAGGGAAATTTGATTTTAATTTGACCATTTTCTATCCAGGCACGCTGAGTGCGATCAACTTTACGCAAAGGTAGTCGGAATGTAGGATTAGTTTCCACTGGCTCAATGCTGATGCCTTGATTAGCATACTGACGTTTGTATTTAAGAACTAGTTTAACTGCCAGTTCACCCTGCTTGTCTGTAAGTGCCTGACTACCCCAAACGCTAGCATTAGCCATACTTTCTACAATCTTAACATCGTAGCGAGCCAAGCTGAACGCATATTTGCTAGTATTAAATAGCACATGAGTACCACCGGGTTCATAGCCTGCTAGTAATTCAATGTAGTCTTCGACGTGGGGAAATGTTAACATATAATTAGTATATGATATTTAATCCTGAAGGTCAACCTAAAAAAAAGCCTAGGTGTTTCCACCTAGGCTATGAGGACCATTACACTAGGAGCTAGACAATGAATAAGTGTAATGGGTACTACAAAAATATTTAATCAAGTCCTGTAATCTCACCTTTAGAATTGATATCAATACGTTCTGCGTTGGGTACTGTGGGCAAGCCGGGCATAGTCATAATATTACCGCAGACTGCTACAATAAATTCAGCACCGCTGCATAGTCTCAACTCACGAACTGTAAGCGTATGCCACTGTGTTGCGGCTTCTTTATTTGCAGGATCATCGCTAAAACTGCTCTGTGTTTTAGCAATACACACAGGATAGTGCCCATAATCTCGCTGTAGTTCATCTAACCTGGCACTGACTTTAGCATCCATTTGTACACCATTGGCACCGTAGATGTTACGTGCTACAGTGTTAAGTTTATCCCATAAAGTATCCGTATCTTTGTAGGTCAATGCCATGGGCTTGTTACTGCCGTCAATAGCCATAATCACTTCGTGTGCTAATTCTACTGCACCTTTACCGCCATCAGCAAAGTGTGTACATTCAACTGCTTCGATATCAAACGTATCACGTACATGGCTAATAAGACGCTGCACTTCTGTGTCTGTGTCGTCTGCAAAACGGTTAACAGCAACCACACAAGGCAGGTTATAGTGCGTTTTAATGTTGGCTATGTGCTTATCCAAGTTATCATAGTTACCCCAGTGTTTAACTGCCCTTACAGTAGCAACTAGCACCGCTACATCGGGCTGTAAACCGCTTTTACGGCACTTGATATTAATGAACTTTTCAGCACCTAAATCGGCGCCAAATCCTGCTTCTGTGACTACATAATCAGCAAGACGTAAGCCTAATTTAGTAGCAATTACACTGTTGCAACCGTGTGCTATGTTAGCAAAAGGACCGCCATGTACCAGCGCAGGAGTACCCTCTAGCGTCTGCACTAGGTTAGGTTTTACAGCATCTTTTAACAAGGCTGCCATAGCACCATGTGCTTTTAAATCTGCGGCTGTAACAGGCTTTTTATCTAGAGTATATCCTACAGTAATCTTACCCAAACGCTTTTTTAAGTCTTTAAAGTCGTTGGCGAGGCACAGTATAGCCATTACTTCTGACGCTACTACAATGTCAAATCCTGTTTGACGGGTAACACTATTATGGGCTCCTAGACCTACACAAACGTCGCGTAACGCACGATCGTTCATGTCCGATACTCTGCGCCATGTGATATTATTTGTATCTAAATTTAACTTGTTACCCCAGTGTAAATGATTATCAATTAAACTAGCTAACAGGTTATGTGCTGAAGCAACTGCATGGAAATCGCCTGTAAAGTGTAGGTTGATATCTTCCATTGGGTACACCTGAGCATACCCACCGCCAGTAGCACCACCTTTCATACCAAACACTGGACCTAATGCTGGTTCACGTAAGCAGACAATGCTGTCATACTTTAGTTTACGTAACCCATCTGCGAGTCCAATGGTTGTTGTGGTCTTACCTTCACCTGCAGGAGTGGGTGTTACAGCGGTAACTAGAATTAGTTTGCCGTTGGGTTTGTTTTTGATAGACGCAAAATCAACCTTGGCCTTGTAACTACCATAGGGTTCAATGGCATCTTTAATTTTAAGTTTTTTTGCTATGTCTTGAACTGTTTTGGCTTTATAGCTCTGATTGATTTTGATGTCTGATTTCATTGACTAACTTTCAAGTGTAAATCTCACTGGTACCGTAACTTCAGCAACTACAGCGTGATTGTTAAATTTTGCTGGCACAAACCGCCAGGTTTTTACTGCCCGCAAAGCACTTTGATCTAATAGTTCATACCCACTAGATTCTGATACTGCAACTACTGCGGCTTCTCCTGTAGCAGATACAGTAACACGTAACAATACACGACCTTGTTCACCTCTACGACGAGCTAGTGGCGGATACTCTGGTATTGGATTGTGTAAGTATTCGGCACTAAAACTAGGCGGAATAAACTCCTCTACTGCTTTAACTGGTTGTGCTACTACAGCATGTGCCACTTGAGTATTTATAGGCTCCGCTACTGCTGGAGTAGAATCTACTGCGGGTGCTGCAGCAGGTGCGGCTACTATTGTTTTAACCACAGTAGGCGCAGGCTTGCTCACAGGTTTCGACACAGGAGGTGTATTAGTCTGTGTAGTTTTATGTGGTTGTAGTTCTATCAACCTAACTGTAATAGGTTCTGTGTGTTCTTTTACAGGCTTTGGCGGAGTATAGGCACTAACAGCCCAGCCTAATACTAGGGCATGGGCTGTGATGCTAAAGGCCATGGGCCAAATTTTTTGTAAACGCGAATAAGACATATTCTTATTTACACAATTCAATTTCTATTTAAGAATTTTACCGTTTGGCAAACGAAACATTGACTACAACAAGGATAAGATCAATTAAACAACCAAACCAATTACCTTGACTGAAGTCAACAAAGAAGTAAGCACTAAACCAACCAGTTAAGAACCAGCAGATTTCTGTATCATATTTTACAAACCAATTATAAATGCTCTTTAACATTATTTTGTTCCTTTATTCAAACGTTCAACAGTTTCATTAACGCGATCACTTAACCGACCAAGTGTGATATATGCAGCATGAGCGCGACCAAAACAATAACCACCAACTGCACCAAAAACCCAAAGTAAAAAATAAAAATCATTTTGGGTAAGTGGGCCTAACTTAAAATAATCTAAAAATTCCATTACCTTTTGTCCTTATAAACTTTAACTACCACAGGACCAACTCTATATGTTTTATGTCCTGGGTTGTCACGTGTGTAAAATAGTCGGCCTTCGAAGCCTATGTAATTAACAGTATACTTCATTACTGCTTCACCGGAAATACAGCACGGGCGATATCTGTAAGCACCCACCCAAATGCAAAAAGGCCCAATAGGCGTTGTGCTGTTTCGTTCCATACTCCAACTAGGCCAACTAAGAAAATACCTACTACAATGAATAGGATTTGTTTTGTGTATTGTGACATATATTATGTCTCCTTAAATTAAATTTATTTGATGTCGTTGCGGCCTGCTAGTAGAAGCACTGTTAGTAAAAACCACCAAGCACTCCAGTTTTGCGTTGTTACCAGATAGGCCGTTCCGCCTAGTAACACGAGATTATAAATCATTGCCAACACTATCATCTTAAAGCCTCACTTGGCGTCGATAGAGCTTTCCACATAATATCTTTTAGCTCTTGCTGATATTTGCGTATGTTTGTGTATTGGAACCAAGCAACGTATCCATTGATTAAAGTAATTGTCCAGCTAATCGCCATTGTCCAATATTCTTGTTTAACCATATGATTATATCCAAACCATATGTTCAACAAACTAATTGAAAGGTTAAGTGCTACTATAACCCAACCCCAACGAATTGCTCTTTGGCGCCACATTACTTCTTGCTCCGGATTGCCTCTTTAACCTTGTCTAGGTTGATTTCAAGTTCGCGGTCCAGGCTATTGTAGCCTAGCATAAAGAATGCCCATATCAGCGCACAGCCCATAAGACCTGTAAACAAGTCTGCAAAATTGCTATAGTTGTATAACACCGTAGCCACTTGCCAAATTATAAATGCCCAAAAGATTACGTTCCATTGGTTAACGTGTTTGAAATACTGTTTCATGCGCCCAAAGTCTCCCTGCTGTGATCTAAAATTAATGTACCATCATCGTACTCATAAAACTCTGCATCACTGTCTACAATAGTCAGGCTTAGATCACAGTGACGAATATCGTAATCTTTGAAGTTATGATCTGCATCATATACACGGAACTTGTAATCTTCTCCCGTGTATATGAGGCACCCAGTTACCCCATTGGCTGAAGTAACTTTCTCTGACATATTATGCACCTGCTTTCATACAAGTTGTTTTAGCCAATGCTTCCCAATTTGTAGGAAAACTCTTATACAACTGCGCTACTTTAATAGCCATACGCAAACTTACTTCACGCAACTTGTTTTTGTTTGCGTCCATAAAGTCAATGATGATGTCTTGTCCAATGTCAGCAATACCCATATCACCAAATAGCGCACCAGTCTTAGCAATCTGCTTAATACGCAAGATTTTGTCGCGCTGTGTATCCAATGTCAAATCTAGATAGTGACAACGGCTGTGTAGTGCTTCTAGGTGATCTTTCAAACGTTGTGACTTAACCTGATCAAACTTCAAGTTAGTAATAAAGATTACAGCACCCTTAAACACAAAACTGTTAGGAATACCTTCATCCTTAAGTACACGTGACTCTAGCAACCAGTTAATCTTACGTGACTTGCCACTGTCAAGTGCACCTTTAAGCAAGTTTAGTGCTACATCATCAAACAGCACAGCGTCACAGTCGTCTAGTACCAATACTGAATTTTCATCGCTGTATTCGTACAGTTTCTTGTACAAACCAATAGCACTAGCACTGCCCTTAACTACTTCGTGTTTGGGCTTAACATTTGCTACGTGTTGGAAAAGATTAGCCTTTTCAATTTGGTCCTCAACAATGTAACTCTTACCTACACCTGGAGGGCCACTTACAATCAGCGCACGTATGTCACCGTTCAAACATGCCTTAGTCATGCTCTCAAGTATTTCAAAACGTTGCCCAATTTCAGCAATACGTTCTTCGTCTGTTTGCCCTGCGTGTGTGTCTGCTTCTGCACTAGGGATAGTGCCTGTGTATTCTGTTGCGTCTACAAATTCATAATCTGTAGGCGTTGCGATGCTTACGCGAATCTTGTCCTTGCCAAAGCGTCCTGTACCATCTACAGTAAGGAAGCCGCCCTTGCTACCAAGTTGATACTGTTTTACCAGTGGAAATACTTCGTTAGTGATAGTTTGATTGCGATAACTACCACTTTTAATCTTTACAAAACCAGTCATTGTCTTTGCTCCTTTGTTTTAATGTTTTGTAACTATAACACCTCTGCGGGTGTTTGTCAAGAAGTTTTTTAGGCTAATTCTGCACCCACAAATTCTAGTTCCATTAGGGCATCTTCTAAACTATCAAAGCCACAGACATCATACTCTACTGTGTAACTTTTAACATAGTAAGGGCCGTTGCCTGGACTTGCTTCTGTGTCAATACCTACTTCGCCCACACCTGGAATTACTTTAAGAATTTTGTCTGACATGCTAGTCTCCTTAGATAAAATCGTAAGCGTATTCGCCAGTGTCGCCAATTGGGCTCATCTGAACTGCGCCTACTTTTTCGATTAGAGTGTGAAGAACTGCGGTTGCTTGTTGTTCTGTAATAGTGCTAACAAACAGTGTACCATTGAAAAAATCAGTGGTTACGGGCTTGTCAAGGGTGATTTTAACGTACTGTTTAACGATAGTTTCAAACATATTTCGCTCCTGTTTTGTTAGTTTATGTGTAGCATTATACACTCATTTTACCAAAATGTCAACCAAAACTTAGTCAGGGCGACTACCAGCATAAGCACGGAAACCATATTTCTTAAGTACATCAGCATAGGCACGAGCACCAGCTTCTAGCGTAGCCATACATTGGCCGTTGTAGTTACCTGGACTCCACAAGTTTAGGCACTTTGGACGGTAATCTTTCTTAAAGCCAATCTTCATAAGTTCTTTAGCTTCTTTGCTGTTAGTGCGATCTACAAACACATTAACCCACGCAAAACCACAGTAGGCGTGTTCACCGTATTGTTGAAGGAATGTTGCTTGAGCTAGGTTAGCGGCTACTTCTGCTTCGTTACGAATTGCTTGAAAGTCCATTTGTCTTGCTCCTTATTAAGTTAACAAGTGCAATTATACGCTGGATTTACCAAAAAGTCAACCGTTTTTTGTCTGAATTTGTCGGATAATTGAGCCCCAGATGTCAAAACGATAACTACCCCAACTGTTATCGTAATCGCCGGGTTTTGCGTGATGATTATTGTGCAGGCCTGCGCCCAATAACCAAAGATCGCACCAAAAATTATTAGTGCTGGTATTTTCTAACTTATTGTCTTTAGTGCCGCGGCTATGGCAAACAACATTAACTAGAAAGTTGGTCCATAGTGTAGCCCAGACATTTACAGCATAATACCAAAGAGCTGTAGCAGAAACTAGTGCTAGTGCCAACATGATAATTGCTTGTATTTTAAAATAGTGTCGGTGTTGAAACACTAACCAAGGGTCGCTGATTATATCGCGCACCAGTCTACCATTAAACTCAGTGGTATTGTGTTGATAGAATATTGTACCCAAAAGATTTGTGTGTGGATTGTGCGGATCACGGTCGGTATCGCTGTACATGTGGTGCAATCTGTGTACACCAACAAATGCCAGTATACTACCTTCGCCGGATAAGGTATTTAAAACAATAATTACTCGTTCCCATAGTCGGCTAGTACAAAAACTACGATGACTCCACAAACGATGTGCACCGACCTCACTGCCTATGCCTTTGGTCAAGAAGTAGAACACAAAGATTAAAAAAGGAGCTTCCCAACCTAGATCTATATAGAACGGCAGTGCAACAATTAAAATTGCACTGATAACTATTAGCAATAGATGTTTGTGTTTATAATCCATACTAATAGTTATCCGTGAATAAGATATTATCTACGATTATTGGCACGAGCGGGCTCATCGCTGTAGAATATGTGTCCACCGATACGACCCAACCGTTCTAATCCCCAATGCGGACGAACATGTGTATTATGAAAATACAATGCTTCGGCCATGTACGTGTGGTTTAGTGTGATACCTTCGTACATAACAGCCATAGCCACTTCTACACTTTCACGCCAGCGGTCACTGACGTATTTTACTGGTGCTGGCGGATTACATACCCATGAAAACTGACAAACCGTGACCTTACGGTAAACTGTACGAGTCTTTTGTATTGGTTTGTCCTGCACCCAAAACGGTCTTTTAACTGCTGTAGTTTCAGTTACCTGTTGTGCTCGTGATAATTCTGTTTTTTGATTAACTACTCCGCAGACTGTTTTAGGAAACTTGTCGTTCTGTGTACGATTTAGTGTAACCTGGGCTACTGCCATCATACCTTCACGCCCTTCTAGGCCTGCTTCGTAGTATATGTTTTTGGCCAAACAGAGCAGTTGCGGATCCATATCCGGTTGTTTCTGTTTTGCCTGTGCTTGATTTAACTGTATAACGCATAAGGACATTATTGTCCAGGCCGCTATCTTTGAGATTGCTCTCATACTTTGCCCTCCTGTTAGTATTGTCTTAGGTTAATTTAACCTTGAACTAGACCGGTTGCTGCATTTCGGTCTATAAAGTAACGACATGGTCGAGTAAGTCCTTCTCTCATTCTTACTAAATCATAATCGTTAAATGGTGCTTCATTTACTTGCACACTTGATGTGTGTCTGTGGCACTGCTCTCTTTCTGCACAGTAACGACCTGCACAGTAGTACTTCGATTCGGTTGTTGTCATATAATTCCTCCGATCGTAGTATTAGTTAGTCCAGAATATCTAGACTTTTATACGTACTTTTGTCGGAGATAATTTAGATAACTACTCTAGATTTAAAATTCCAGGGTTTTCTTTAAGGAATTTCATGCGATAATGATTCCAAATATAGTACAAATCATCACTTTCATACTGGTTTATTAAAACTTTTAGATTACTCAATGCTTCCATATCTGCTGCATAAGGGTGATATTTTGGCAACAGTGTATCCGAATTGTACTGATACGGTAAAGTTCTGAATCCTTCTAAATCTAAAAATGTAGGTATCAGTCGTTCAATTAAAAACGTAAAGTTTGGTAGACTTGGATCGTGTGCATAGTTGCTACGGCCTGCACCAAATACCTCATCTTTAAACACAGGATCTTTATCTGCTTCAGTGAACAGTTGGCGACTAAACTTCATAAACTTATTCCAGAACTCCCGGCTGCCAACGACGTAGTTTGCAAACGTAGTAACCTTGCGGTCCAATACCATATCTCGGACAGTTATATCTTTGTAACCAAGTTTTTCAAAGAACTTATTACCAATGTTGCTTATACCAGCATGATGTATGTCACCTTGCTCCCAGCTATTTAAAAACACTGCTTCGTTGATCAAACAAGGATTTATAAAGTAGACGTCGTAACCTGGATTGTCTTTAATATAGTTGACAAATTGTTCACCGGTTATTCCGGTTTTGTCAGTGAACTTCCAGCTAACGAAACCCCAATAGTCTAAGTTTTCCTTGACACAATTTTCATATTCTTTATCCCAGATGTACCATTCGCGTAGTTCTGGACGTGGGTTAGCAGTGTTATCGTAGGCTACAAAATTCTCAGTATCTAAGAATTGTTGTTGCTCATCTTTAAAGTACAGTTGAAAAATTTTCATGGAGTTTGACATAATAATTAATATCCTCAGTAAGGTCCCTGCTGCGAGGAACAAATTCGTTTTCTAATCTATAGGTTAATGTTTCGGCATTAGTGATGTGGTGGAATCCCCAGCCTCTTAATCGATCAATATGTGGTATCTGAGTCTGTATCTGCAATTTACGATTTAACTGTCCATTGTCAAACGGACACCATCCATAGTATAATACAGCCAACCGATCAGTGGTGTAAAAATTGTAGTGACGTCCTGGTGCCATACAGTCTGACGTACTGGTCAATGGATACGGGTCTTGAGTACAGTGTAGTCTACGAGCACGTCTTTCTAAAAATGCTTGGTCACTGTCGCGGAAACTAAACCCGTGAAACTTTTGTTTATACAATGGTTCAGTTGGATCTACAGTTCGCTCACGGTCGCAGTCTACCATAAAGATGCTGGGCACTAGTATTGATTTAGGTCCTGCATCATCCATTACCAAATAGTCACCAATTAACTGTTCTGTAACGTTTAAACAGATCTTCCAACCTTCAATTTGACTTTCAATGTCGTTAACTTCTGAGTCAATATTGTCTGCTTGAAAATTTGGATTACGACTAGTGACGATATCCCACGTAGGACAAATCTCCTGAATAATTTCTACACTTCTGTCGGTACTGTGATAATCGATCATTATTCCGTGATCAAATATCTGACGATGGTGTTTTAGAAACCACGGTAGCATCCATTCTTCGTTGTAAAAGTGGCAAAGTAAAGTTTTACGCATCTTGGATTGGGTTCTTTAAAATTAACCATTTTTCATCAGGAAATTGATTCATGGGTATACCGTCAACATTCAATACTTCTGCAAATCTACTTGCATTTTCATCTGACACAGATCCATTTCTAATTCCAAAGATCATTGTTGTAGTAGTTTTTGATACTGACAAAAGTCTATCCATATATCTATCTATGCTTACGTGCATACCAAAGCTACATAAACTAAAAATTAAATCAGCCTTGGGTAGATCTAGCCAACTGTCTTCTTCAGTATCAAAAGTTCTAATATTTTTAATACCATTTAATTTGCAAAAATCAGCAGTTAAATTTAAATCGTTGTAGTATTCATCTTCAATTGGCATATACTTTCCGGTATTTTCGGTGCGACCGTGTCTGTCAGCTAAGATGTATTCTACTGTGTCGTCTTTAAGTAAATGATTTAAAAATATACTGCCGCGTCCTAGTCCACAGCCTACTTCGAGAACTGTTTTTGGATGTCCCAAATATGATTCAATTTGTGAGAATTCATGAACACTTAAATCACTATAAATCTCTATGTCTGTTTTTGCTTCCCAGATCTGCTCTTGCATATAAACAAGATGCTGATCATTGAATTTGTAATTATATCTTTCCATAGATTATTCTACCTTTATTGTTGGAAAGTATCTTACAAATACGTCGTTACTATTGTCGCGTGCCGTTTTAATTTTACGTTTAATCTCGTCAAAGAAATTCCAGGCCAGTGGAACAAACGCTACATTCAAGTCCTGGCATTCATTGAGCATATCTATTCCTACTACAGGAATACGCATGCCCGGACTAAAACGTCCTTGTTTTAGTGGGTTGTCATCGATGATAAAATCTAAACTAATATTACCAAAGTTAAGCAAAGTCATACCTTTAGCGGCAGCACCGTAGCCAGCAATAACAAAACCTTCAGCACGATAGGCAATGATAGTTTCTTTCAGGTCAGACACTGCCTTTTGTGCTCGGCGAGCATATTCAACATAAGTTGCAGGTGTTTGTAACCCCAAATTGCGTTCTTCTCTAAGGACCTGCTCTACGTTGCCCTCACGTGGCTGTTTACTAAACACAAAAACATAACTGTTACCGTGAATTGGAGTCTTCTCAATACCAATCAAATGTAAGCCAGCACGCTGAGCTAGTTCGTTCATTGAGTTGGCACAGAAGAAACTTAAGTGTTCGTGATAGATAGTATCAAACTCATTATTCTTAACCATGTCAGCTTGACTTGTTTGAATAAACAATACACTCTTATCGTGCATGATTGCTTTACATTGTCTTAAGAAGTCCAACGGATAGTCGTTATGTGCAAATACATTCTGCGCTGTGATAACGTCTACACGATTTAAGTAGTGTGCTACATGTTCTTGTTTAAAGTAATCGCAGATAACTTCGTGTGACTGCGAACTTATTGGATGTAAATTAGTTGCAGGATCAATCCCATAGGTCTTTAAGCCTAATGCCTTAAAGCTGTTTAACTGACTGCCATCGTTGCAGGCAATATCTAACACGCTCTTAGGCCGTTCTTCAAAGTAGCCAAGTGTGTAGTTAGCAAACCAATCAAAGTAATCACGTAAGGTTTGACTTGTGCCGCTTACGTACAAGTAGTTTTTAAACAGTAGGTCAGGATTTACGGCGTGACTTAACTGTAAATGATAGCAGTCGCGACAGAGATTTAATACCAATGGAAAAGTAAGTTCTTCGTCATTTTCAGACTCAAGGAAACTATTGGCCATTGGTTGTATGCCCAGGTCCAGAGTCAATGACAAATTTTGACTACCACAGCACAGGCATTCTTTAAGTTCTTTTGCGTTCTCTATACTCATGTTCTTTTTCCCAATTATAAATCATGTAATTATCTCTGCGGCCAACGTGGCATTCATCAAATCTTGTGGCTAGATTATCTATTATTGTAGCAGGCGTTTCTGAAAATGTAAACCTGTAGGTACGCTCAAACAGTGCTGTGCTAAGACCAAAGTCGTAACCACCTGGTCGTAATCCATTATCGACTACAGGAACATCTAATCGTCGACCAACTTCGTCGGCTATTTCTTTCACAGTGGTATTGAAACTAGCCAAATTATATACACCAGCAACAGGCTCTTCAATACAGAACGCCACAGCTCTACATAGGTCTTCAATACCTAACAAGGCTCGATTAATGTGTCCGTTGGTTATGTTAACTTTGCCATAGTTTATAGCGTTCCATACCATGGCATTGATCATAACATCAGCGCGGAGATGTGGTGCCCAACCGTTAACTGTGCCAAAGCGCAGGCCAATAATTTTACGGCCTTTGCTAATAGCCTGCTGTGCCTGTAGATCAAGAGTATACTTGGTTATGTCATAATGATTAACTGGCATGAACAGTTTTAGTGTCTCTATGTGTGGCTCACCAGGTTTACTGTTACCATAGACGCTGGCACTACTAGCATAGATTAATGTTTGGTCTTGGCGTAGTTTGCTGACTAGTTCAGAAAAATTAGTGACATTGTTTAACCAAGGACCTTCGATTGGCCCTTGACAGGTGGCCACACTACTGTGTCCTGCCAGTAGGATCACTGTGCCGTAGGATTCTAGGTCAGACGTTTTTAATTTATGATAGTCTACTCTGCGGCTGGTTAAATCATAATTATACCAACAACAGTCAACGCTATCAACAGTATACTTTTCACCTAAAACTTGTCTTAGTCTCGATCCGACATATCCTGCGCCACCGATAACTAAGACACGTTTAGTCAATTACCATCATCCCATTTGGAGCGATATTGCCCTGAAGACCGACAGTGTCAATTTCTACTAGGTAGTCTTTTGGAACAAATTTAGCCATACTGTGTTCTACATCAATGTACTTTTGCTTGTTAAATGTATCAAACATGTTTTGAATCAACACTGCAAATAATGCCAATGTGTCATCGAACAAGCTACTGTCAAAACTGTATAGACGTGTTTGCAGTAGATGGTCTACACCGGTATCCTCTTGCGGAATCCAGCTAGCCTGGCGTTTTTTAAACACATACTTACGTACAGTATTTTCATTGTCGTGTTGATCAATGTCAAACTTGTCAGTTAGAATATAACGTCCACTTAGTTTAAAAATACGACTGCTATTTTTTATAATTTCAAACAGCTCTGGGTCGGTCTTGATGTGTGTTAATGCTTTGGCAATACCCAACGCTTCCATGGCATTTTTACCTACGTCATAATTCTGAACGTTGTTGTGGAAATACTGTATATCTTTATCGTCGCTATTGTCAATGTAGTAGTCAACTGTGTCTAACAATTCATTGAATACATCGCTGTTATCGTTTTGAACGTCGACCTTGCTGTTGTCAACTAAAATTAACGTAGCATCTGGAAGATATTTACGTGCGCTCTTAACTGTTTCCAATGTTTGTTCGGCACGTTGCTCTGGGGTATAGATACCATAGTTACTATAGATTGCAGAAGTTATTAATACTGTTTGTTTTTTCATATTGGGGTGCTCGTAATAAGTTTGGTTTCAGGCTTTTCACCTTTGTCAATAACAACAATACTATCATAGTAGTGCATACCTACAACGTTTTGGTAAAACTCAGCAAATTTCATATTGTCTGGGTGTTGATCCAGACCTTTAAAGTAAGCACTGTTCATAGTGTCTGTTATGAGCTTGCTGTAGTTTAAAAACGTACTTGGCGCTTTAAGACTACCACCGTACTCTGGCCAATAGTTAGTGTGTGTATCTTCACACATATACACACCACCTTTCTTGATATGCGGCCAGACTTTTTGCAAGGTTAGGATCTGATGATCTACACGATGACTACCGTCATCTAAGAACACGTCAATTTCTGGATAGTCCTGTAAAAACTTATCCCAAAATGCTGGATCGCCTTGATCGCCGTTAACCTGTACGCAACCTGGAGTTTGATGTTCTGGTTTAAATGCGTTTGGATCTACATCAATACCTACAATGGTTGCGCCTTCACCAAAATACTTTTGCCACATTTCAGCACTGCCGCCACGACAAATACCTACTTCAACTACCACAGGCTTCTTGCCTACATACTGACTAAAGTGGCGTTCATAGATGTCAAAGTAGTGACTCCATTTGCCACAGTGTCTTTCTAGATTATTAAAAATATCAATTAGCATCGTAACCATCTCTCATTCGCTAAGGTCCAATTCACTACTTCACCAATACGTTGACTTAGCGCAACCTTTGGTACCCAACCTAATGACTTCATGTATTCACCGCTTAGACTATAACGTAAGTCATGCCCTGGGCGACTACTATGGAAGTCTACCATGTCATACTTAAGTTCTTTACCCTGTACATCAGCAATTAACTGTGCTAGTTGCAGGTTGTTAATTTCCTCTGCGCCTACAAGGTTAAACTTAGGACATTTAGCACCACCATAATCTTCTTCGAGTGTTGCTCGCAAGTTAAGTAAGAATACCATAGCATCTGCTACGTCTGCCGCATGGATATAGTGACGACTACCCGGAATAGTGCGTGTGCTGTCGCTGTGGATTGTAATAGTTTCGCCATCGTTTACCTTACGAATACACATTGGAATGTATTTCTCTGGATGTTGCCGTTGACCAAACACGTTCATAGTGTGTGTTACATAGATAGGCATCTTATAAGTGTTTTCAAATGCCACTGCTAGTTCTTCGCCACCAGCTTTAGTTGCTGAATAAGGATTTGAACTATTGTAACGATCACGTTCTTTGTAGTCTACACCATTTGGTGCTGGTCCAAATACTTCGTCTGTTGAGAAGTAAATGAAACGTTCTAAGTTGTCTAAGCTACGAGCATACTCTAAAATGTGCCCTGTGCCTACTACGTTGTCCCAGACAAATTCCATTGGAAATTCGATGCTACGGTCAACGTGTGAACCTGCGGCTAAATGTAGTATGTAATCTACTCGGCCTACTTCTCTGCGCACCAATGGATTTAGTTCTGCTCGCAGATCATGGAATACCACACGTAAACGTTTACGTACACTAGGATCTAGGTCCTGCGCCATGTCGTGCAAGCGGTTAAGATTACCTGAGAAATCTAATCGGTCTAGACTTACTACATTCCAATCAGTTTCGCGCAGGATTTTTTCAATTACGTGGTGTGCTACAAAGCCCGCACCACCAGTTACCAGAACGGTTTTTGACATCGAAATCTCCAATATTTGTTGAATTTACAGCTATAAAGTATTTATTTTTGCGAGATTTGAGGCAAAAATTATGCGGTTTGTGCCACTCTTGCATCTACGTATTCTTTAATGAACTTGATAGCTTTACGTGGGCTATCAAATACGTACTCTTGCGCATCTTCTTCGGTGTTTAAGATAACAATAAAGCCATTTGCGGCCTTACGAATTTCAATTGAATCAAACATGTTTGTATCCTTATATAAGTTTATACGAGTGTTAACACTAATATATTAACATCTATAGAAAATTAGGTCAACAAAAAGCCCACCGAAGTGGGCTGTTTTGGTTAGATTAATATCTATACGTGTCTGGCTTATACGGCCCAACTATTTCAACACCAATGTACTTTGCTTGCTCTGGTGTAAGTTCAGTTAGGTGTGCACCAATTTGAGCTAGGTGTAGTTTTGCAACCTTTTCATCTAACTGTTTAGGTAACAAATAAAGTTCACCAATGTTGTAGTTTTTCCAGTTGTTGTACATTTCAATCTGTGCTAGAACTTGATTGGTAAAACTGTTTGACATTACGTAACTTGGATGACCTGTAGCACAGCCTAGGTTAACCAATCGTCCTTTGGCTAACAAAATAATGCGTTTGCCATCAGGAAAAATTACATGATCAACCTGTGGTTTAATTTCTTCCCACTCATACTGCTCAAGACTAGCTACATCAATTTCACTGTCAAAGTGACCAATGTTACAGACGATAGCATTGTGTTTCATCTTGGTCATGTGTTCGTGTGTAATGACATCAATGTTACCTGTGGCTGTGACAAATATATGTGCATGCTCTGCGGCAAAGTCCATGGTAGTTACATAGTAGCCTTCCATTGCGGCCTGTAGTGCGCAGATTGGGTCAATTTCTGTTACCCACACACGTGCACCTAGTCCACGTAGACTTGCAGCACTGCCTTTGCCTACATCACCGTAGCCTGCTACCACAGCAATCTTACCAGCAATCATACTGTCAGTGGCACGTTTGATACCATCAACTAAACTTTCACGACAGCCGTACAAGTTATCAAATTTAGTTTTAGTTACACTATCATTAACATTGATAGCACGCATTTTGAACTCACTTTTTTCGATTGCTTCGCGTATTTTGTGTATACCAGTGGTAGTTTCTTCTGTAACACCAATGATGCCATCTAACAGACCAGGGTGGTGTTTGTGTATGTACCATGTTAAATCGTGACCATCATCTAAAATCATATTAGGACGCCAGTTATCTGGTCCACTTAGTGTAGCTTCAATGCACTGCCAGTACTCTTCTTCAGTCTCACCTTTCCAGGCAAACACAGGAATACCTTTAGCAGCCAAGTAAGCAGCCGCATGATCCTGTGTGCTAAAGATATTACAACTTGACCAGCGTACTTCTGCGCCCAATGCTACTAGTGTATCTATCAATACTGCTGTTTGAATAGTCATGTGTAGACTACCACTGATACGTGCACCTTTTAAAGGTTGTTGTTCACGATACTCTTTGCGTACAGCAATCAACCCTGGCATTTCTGTTTCTGCGATTGCTACTTCTTTACGGCCCCATTCGGCTAGGCCAATATCTTTTACTTTATAATCGGTCATTAGTTAGTCCCCAGATGCTTCGCGACTAGCTGAATTTTCTCTAGGACGACGATTTTTGTTTACAACATAACTGTGCTCGGCATCGATCATTGATTGTTTATAAACTGCTCGTCTATTTCTGTCAACGATTGTGCTCATCACACGTTTAACTGATTTACTTAAATTAAAACTTGCATTGGTTTTTGCCATTGTATCTCCTTAGTAATCTGCATTCACTCTAACATTTAAAACAAAATTCTCTACTACTAGCTTGGTAATTGCCGCTAGCATTATTGCTTCTTTATCTTCTTTGTCGTTGTCCCAATTGGCGCCATAGTATTCGTAGACTTGGCTGCCTACTATTTGATAGACCTTATCTCTATCTAGGTGCGTTTGACTCCAATCTATAGAATCATCAAGCTCAACATTCTTAGCCAGATCAATAATTTCTTCTTGTGTATATTTCATCATAGTAATAGTATATATGTTTTAAAATACAGGGTCAAGAAAAAGCCCACCGAAGTGGGCTTAGATTGTGGTTAACTAAACGTATTCTTAGAAGAATAAGATAGCACCCGCTGAGTAACTGTCGCTTTCGTTTTGTAAACCGTTGTGTGATTTACTTTGAATGCGATTGTATTCAGCAACTAAGTTTAAGTTCTTAGTCAATGGATGGTATGCACCAACAGTGTAACGTTCGTTGAAGTCAACTAGGTTAGCTGTATCTGTACTACCAGTACGGTCAAGGTTGCTACGACCAAATGCTGCACCAAGTTTGGTCTTGGTTGGCAATACGTATGTAGCTTGTAAGTAGTAACCATCGCTGTTACGACGTGAACCTGTGGCATCTACACCATCAGCACCAAACAATGTTGTACCAGCGCCTTTACCATTGTAGTAGTAAGCTGTTACACCTGCTGGGCCTAGGTTAGCTGTACCACCAATGTCCCAAGCGTAGGATGTGTATGTACCTGCGGTTAGACTGTTAACTTTGTAGTTAGCAGCACTGGTCCATAGTTTACCATTTACACCAGCTACATTGTAGTCATAGTTAACTTTACCTTCGTAACCAAAGTTGTCTTGATATAGATCGTTGTTGCTTGTTTGGTTAGGGTTAGTAATAGCTACTGTTGCACTTAGGCCATTCCAGTTTGGTGTTGTGTAGGCAATTTGACCTTTCCATGCTGGATAGATGTAACCACTACCAATACCACCTAAGGTTGTTGTGGCACCGCTGATTCTAGCACCGCCGCCTACACCTAACAATGTCATGTCGTTTAAGATAGCATCGCTACCAAATACGCCTAGGTCTTTACCTAGTTTTACACTACCCCAGCTCTTGTCGCCAAAGCTAATATATGCTTGACGATTTAGTGGAGTTAGTTCATCACCTGCTCTTGAATTGTCACTTACGTTAGGTTGGAAGCTGATTGTAAATTCTACGTCTAGATCATTTTGACGTGATTTACCAGTGAAGCCAATCCATGCTGGCAATAGGCCAGTGTTGATACCACGTGCGTGAGTGTTACCTTGTGCGTCTTGCTTGGTAGCAATACCGCCAACGATGTCGTTGTTATTCTTTGCGTTAGTAACTGTAGCGTAGGCGTTAACGTTACCGTTAATGTCTAAGGTCCATTCACCAGCTGGAATAACGATACCAGCGTTTGCTGTAGACGCAAACAGACCTGCCATCATAGTTGCTAATAATGTTTTCTTCATTACTTTAGTTCTCCTAAATTTGGATTAACACCTTATAGTGTGTTGCTATTCAGTGTCAGTTATTTAGTGAACTAAGTAAATATCGTGTGGTTTTTTTGCCGACTTTTTGGTAAAATTAGGCAAAAGTGTTGTTTTTTTACAACACTTTTATGTGATTTGCTAGTTCTCTACGTAGACAAAGGTCCGTAGTACCTGCACGTATGTGAATAGGGCCATTCCACGGTGCTTGTCTTATGACAGTAACTTGAGAACCTGTGCGTACCCCCATGGCACATATACGTCTGAAAAAAGCATCGTCGCAGTGTATATGCTCAATAGTCACTGTTTTGCCTACTGGCACTTGATCTAAGGTCATAGGTCAATATACTGTAGTTGAAAAGTTTGAGCACGTGCTTCATGTCCTACGTAGCCGCGTGGGTTAGCACAAACACGAGTGGTACCTATCATATAATCAAACGGATCATGTGTATGACCGTGACACCATAGATTTATTTTATCACGATATGCTATGTATTCTTCTAGGTCATTAACAAAGCCATAGTTTATTAAACCACTGTTAGCATACTTAGGATCGATGCTCTTAAGTGTAGCACCGTGATGTCCCACTACTACATATTTGTCCGTGGTATTATTAGTTAAAACAGCATCAATATATTGTAAGAACTTACGATTACGATCAGCGGCATCTTTAGGCAAAAACTTTTTAGTACCATCTGTGGGCTTACTGCTGTCTTTGATACAACGGAAGTCGTGCATCATGTGTTCAACTGCGTGCATGGTTAGCGGATCCTCACCGTTACAATCAGTCCACAGTGTACCGCCAATAAAAGTGGTATCCTCTATAATGTATGTTTCGTCACAAAGGACATGAATGTTTGGTAAATGACTTAGACAGTATTTAATTTTCTCTTCGGCCGCTACAATCTCATAGTCGTAAAATTCATGATTACCTAAGATGTAGATAACCTCAGAGAATTCTTGGCTGACACGCTCAAAGAAATCAAAGTAACGCTTGGCGTAGTGATTGCCAAATCTAAAATGATTAATCACACAGATATCACCGGCCAATATCAGAACATCAGCGTTGTTGGTGTTGCGGAGGTCAATGTCTCCAAACTCCAGATGTAAATCACTGGCCAGTGCTATTTTCATTGTGTTTCCTTAAAGGTTAACTACTTCTTTCAACCGATCTGCGGCATAGCTAGCGGCAAATGCGCGAGGTTTAACCATTGGCACTACATTACACATGCCTCGGATATAACCAATTGCTTGCTGTACTACACAGCTACTTCCGTACATTTCGTTAGGATTAATGTCTAGGTGTACTTCAACTTCACGATCTTCAAGAACTTCATGTAGTTTTAAGTATAGTTCTGAAATTTTATATACTTCGTTCATTAGACGCATACTTGGGCGATCTCTGCGTTGGTCGTAGTCGCGTTCCACGCTCGATTCGCCAAAGATTTTACAGCCGTGTTTTCCGTCAATATGAACTACTACAGCCAATGTATATTCCGCATGCCATTGACCATTTTTACGGAAGCGACGACTGTCTCCGCCAATATAGATTTTAGTTTCAGGACTTTGTGCGTTGATGTAAGCGCAAAGTTCATCAATGTTTAGTGGTTTCATAACCATCCTTTCACAAATATTTAGTTTGGTGGAACCTCGTGGAATCGAACCACGTCCTAATGCTCTTCAGGCATCCGCGCGAACCATCTACGCCAAAGTTCCTATATCATACCCAACTGTTCCATTAACTTCTTTTTAACCATCAAGTTGGGCACACGGAATTTTTCTGTATCTCTAAATCCCATCATAACACCAACTTCAGCTACAGCACCGCTACGGGCAACACCCATATGGCAGTGAACTACTACATTCATGCCTTCGTTCCATGCTTCTTGTAGCGCAGACGCGATGCCTTTAGCATCTTCGTTAGTGATAGCACAGCTATACAGTACACCGTCTTTCTCGTTATCTTCTACGTCTAAGAAGTAGAACTGTCGTGTTTTTCTAAACTCATACCGCGGTGTGGGAAACTCCGTGCCCGGGTCTACTATCTGTATCAACATGCTGTTAATACCTGGGTCAAAATGATAGCCTTTACGGACGTCATCAAGACTAATATTTTCAATCCATGGCTTCATTTTAACCTCCTTCCTTTAAATTTTGTATCTTTAACTGTGCGACGCTTGTACCATGTGTAGGGTTCACCGTTGGGCAACAACCCATCTATAACCCCATCAGCTCCCTGTTCACCAATAAAGATTAAAGGCTCTTCAACTTTTTGTCTTAGAGCCTCTCGATCCTCAACCCATTTAGGTTTCTTACTCAAAAATCATAATCCTTTAAATCACTGTGATCTGCGCCAAGTGCTTCCCAGGCAATAGTCTTTTGAAACGCTTGATACGCAGGACCTTTGTTTAACCAACTGGCTACTGCTTCTTCACTCCCCCAACTACCCATTGGAGCAAACTCCTGTAACCATAGTAGGTATTTGCCTAAGATTGGTTTATTCCAAGTGTCGGCACAACTGACTACTTCAGTCCATGGGCGGTCACATAGTAAGGCTGTTAAGAAACTGCCAGGTGATAAAGCATGTAAGAAATAGTTCTTAAGTGCTTCTTGACTCATATCTGGCAAGTGGCTCATACCATCTACCCAATCAAATTTAGTCTTCATATTGCCACCCTTCTAATTTAATATTTGTTCTGCGATTTATTTCGCGTAACAGCCCTTCGTAGGCCTTGGTTTTTTCTTGACTAGCACGTTCCAACATGTTAACACAGTTAAGGATATGGCTAGTTTCCATTTCTTCAATAGGTATTAATTCACGCTCTTTTGTGAGCCAATAATCGTCATGTAGTTCACGAAATTTCTTAAAATCTATGTCGTTTGGAGTACTTAATATAGTCCAAACTTTTTTCTGTTGCTTGTTCATTTTCGTATTTTAACACCTTTTAACTAAAATGTCAAGTGGGGTGTCTAATCGGTTACGATCCGATACTCCAAGTTCCACAGACTTGTGTGCAGAGCCACTACACTATAGACACCATTGATTGGCCGGCCCTGAGGGATTCGAACCCCCAACCTCCAGTTTCGAAGACTAGTAGTCTATCCAGTTGACGTAAAGGCCGTATTAGTTGGTGGTGATAGTTAGAGTTGAACTAACACTGTACTCCGTATGAAGGAGGCGCACTGCCATTATGCTATATCACCGTGGAGCACACGGTCAGATTTGAACTGACGGTTTTAGGGATTTGCAGTCCCTTGCATTGGGCCACTCTGCCACGTGTGCGTGTTGTTTGGCTCCGGTGGAGGGAATCGAACCCCCACTAACGGTTTTGGAGACCGCCGCACTGCCATTATACTACACCGGAATAGTTATTGCTCATTGCGAGCTTGATTAAATTGATCTACTAACCAAGGCCACAGATCTTGCCAATGTGTGCCTCTGCGTCGATCCATTTCGTTGAGATATGTTTCTAACATTAAGATTTTTTTAGGATCTCTAGGTGTTTTTTCTATGCTGTCCGCAATACCCTGCATGTAACCTTTGTAGTTACGTTGATACTGTGTGTTAGTAGGCATTGTATCTAAAATACGTTGCATATCTTCTGTAAAAACACCTGCACCAAACCACAGTGGATTTAACTGTGTTGGTTCCATTACGTGCATAAAACTTATACAAATATGACGTGTTGGGTCTCTTTGTTTGTCCAATTCATTTAATTTATGTATAAGTTCAGGCAAAGTTTTAATACTCAATGGTGTAATTGTTAGATTAACATTTAGTACTATCCATTGATCAAACGCACCTTGCGCTACATAGTTAAAGTTTCTTTCCCATTCAGCTAAGTTTAATCCCCAGCGTAGATATTCTGCCTGAGGCCCCCAACAGTCTAGACTAGCACTTAAGTTTACACGTTTGATTTTCTTTTCATCAACCATGCGTTTTAAACGCTGTATATACCCAACAAATCTTTTATGGTCTATTTTTAAATTTGTTACAAAGGTCAATAGTAGGTCTGGATTTGGATAGTTGTCCCAATGATCAAGAACCATGTCAAACTCTTTTTGGAAGAAAGGTTCCCCGCCGAGCATACCAAAATTCCAAATTTTATGTCCGTGATTGCGCAACCATTCAAACAGTTTATCGCGCATAGCATCGTAACGATCTTGGTCTCTACGCCAACTTGGATGAACTAAGATTCCGTCTTCTTCTGCATTAAACCTACGATTTTCTTCTTCCCACATGGTACTAAAATGCGGGCCGCAGTATAAGCAGGCCATGTTACATACGTTGTTAAAATAAACTTCAACAATAGTAGGTGTTACTTCCACTGCCTCGGGATTTTCTAGTAGTTCTGGTGGTAGTACGTTTGTGTGATTTTCAAAACACCCATCTAAATTTTGTAGCTGTACTAGTCTATCACTAATACCACCTTTGTCTTCGATGTGCTTACAGTAGGTGCATCCACTGATACCATACTTGTTTGTTTCACTTTCTTCAGGCCACCTACCTGCTAGCATACGTCTACGGTCGTCTAGTTTTTTAGGCAAGTTATGAAACTGATCAAAATTTTCAGGTCCAAAGGAATTGTGTACAGTTCTATGACAACTAGCAGTTGTGCCTTTGTTTAGATATATAGTGCTCCAAGACCATTTAAGGTAGCAGGATGTTTCACTCTTAATTGGCCACACTCGTTTTTTATCTGTCATATTCTTCCGGAGCTTTGATTGTTAATCCTATTAATGCACTGTATCTGTCATAGTTGCTGGCATTTTTACCTGTGTGCCAATTACAGTAATCGTTAACTGCTAGCCAACCAGTACCAAACCCATTTTTTATTACCATCGGATCGCTATACTGTCTATCAGTGTAAAAAGTTGTGGCTACATCAGAGTCATTGTATTCGTTAAAGTATATCATACCAGCACAGACTAATCTACGATAGTCATTGTGCGGCTCTAAATGAAATCCCGGTTTATCTAACATATATTCCATGTGCCAACTAGTCCACTTACGCATTTGATCTTTGTCTAAACTCCATAGTCCTTGAAATGCTGGATTAAATGAGTAGAGCATGTCTAAAACTTGATCTCGCACTTGATCAGAGTTAACAAAGTTCATAATTTTAATAAGCACCGGACTCTTAGGATTTTTTAACTTGTAGCGTAAGTTCCAGTTAGGATTTTCATGCCCCATGGGCGTCCCGTAGGTCCAACTTTCCCAGGTTTCGTTTTCTAACTCACGGCGTATAGTTTTGTAATCTACACCAAAATCATAGGAAATGTTTGTAGTAAAAAATCTTTCACTGTTAAATGTTATTTGCATAAATCTATTTATAGTAGCATAGATTGCCTAGCTATGTTATTGGCGGGGGTACCTGGACTCGAACCAAGAATAGCGGGATCAAAACCCGATGTGTTGCCATTACACTATACCCCTGCTGGTGCTGATGATGAGGCTTGAACTCACGACCTCTCCCTTACCAAGGGAGTGCTCTACCACTGAGCTACATCAGCATGGCACGCCTGGAGGGATTCGAACCCCCGACCGTAGAGGTAGAAGCTCTATGCACTAGTCCGCTGTGCTACAGGCGTATTTGGTCCTCCTGCCAGGACTCGAACCTGGATCAGCCAATTATCTGTTGCTACGGAGTATAAGCCCGCTGTTTTGCCATTAAACTACAGGAGGAATGATTGGTGCGTCGGGCCGGAATCGAACCGGCATGGCTTGCGCCGAGGGATTTTAAGTCCCTTGTGTCTACCTATTTCACCACCAACGCATGTACTTGGCGGAGAGCGAGGGATTCGAACCCTCGATACAGGTTTAAGCCCGTATGCTTCCTTAGCAGGGAAGTGCCTTCGACCACTCGGCCAGCTCTCCGTTATCTTGTGAAAAACCTTATGAATTTAATCCAGTAATAACGAATAGCACGATCAGGAATAAAATCCAACAGATTAGTGTTCAACATGGGTTCACGTGGAACGTTTTTGTATGCTCGGTTTAAAGTTTCTTTGCTATTCATTATGTAACTATTGTAACACCGTATCGGTACGTTGTCAAGTGTTTTTTGGCGGAGGATGTGGGATTCGAACTCACGGTACCTTGCGGTACGACGGTTTTCAAGACCGCTGCCTTAAACCACTCAGCCAATCCTCCGTTCGGGCGGTTTTCTACGCTCTCCTAACCTCGAATACATAAAGTCGTAGCTTTCTCCCGTTTGATCAGTAACCCAAATGTTTCTATCAACAAATTCGTGCGCACTCCTTTGTTGTGATTTCCTTTCTGATCTCAGTAGCTTTAGTGTCGTAACACAAGGTTTTTCGCTAACAGTGGCTTCACAGCAACCGTTTCGCTCTGGACTCTACTTACCTTAAACCGACTGGTATTAGGAAATACTGGTGCTTCAACCTGGACTCGAACCAGGGACCTAAGCGTTATCAACACTGTGCTCTACCAACTGAGCTATTGAAGCATGGCTCCACAGGGTGGGATCGAACCACCGACACACGGATTAACAGTCCGCTGATCTACCGCTGATCTACTGTGGAATTGATTTGGTGGAAGATGTAGGGATCGAACCTACGACCTTCGCCTTGTAAGGGCGCTGCTCGTACCAGCTGAGCTAATCTTCCTAACTAACTGTAGTATTAAAAGCAATACTAATTCTATCTTCATGGCTCATATTTGGTTTTACATAATGTAATAACCAACTTGGCCATATCATTAATTTGCCTTCTTCGGGTGTTACTTCCCATGACACAGAATTAAAAAAGTTATATTCTTCTATCATCCAATCTTTGATAACATGCGGAACATCTAATAAAGGGTTAGTAAATTCTATTGTTCCGCTGTTTTTTGGTACTTGAACATAGTAAATGCCACTAAATGTACTACCTGTGTGTTTGTGTGTGCGATTAAAATCTCTATGTTTATTGACATTGATCCAAGCACTGTCAATCACGTGATTTAATTCTGCTTTTAATCCTAGATTAATTTGTAACTGTTTGATACGTGATTGTATTTCATCGAACAAGGGTACTAATTCAACATCTAAGTTATCTAACTGCAAATAATTGCTGTGCCACCCACCTTCGTTGCTAATATGAACACCGGGGGTTGTTTTAGACAACTTTAAACAATAGTCAGCAATAGAGTGATTATCTAAAGTTAGGTAATCATGGCATAGAAAATTTCCAAATATAACTTGATTATTCATACTGTTTCCTTGGAGCGGCTAACGAGTCTCGAACTCGTGACCTATACCTTGGCAAGGTATCGCTCTACCAACTGAGCTACAGCCGCATAAATCTGGTGGAGGTGACAAGGATCGAACTTGCGACATCCAGCTTGCAAAGCTGGCGCTCTCCCAACTGAGCTACACCCCCGTGTAAGTGTCCTGCTACCAGCACCACCTGGCCCAGAACTGAGTCGTTACCCTGTCCGTCTATCAGCTTATGGAGTAGATAGCAAACACCCACGATACTTTCAAGGCTCCCGGATAGTGGGACTTGTGGTCTTCGCTAGCGAAATCGTGTGTACCCTGGCGTTATGGTATTGCCAATGACCCACTTTCTATAAGGTAAAAGTGTAAACCCAGTGTTTGGAGCGGGATAAGGGAATCGAACCCTCACCAAAAGATTGGAAATCTCTTGTTCTGCCATTAAACTAATCCCGCAATTGGTGCCCCAGGAGAGACTCGAACTCTCACGCATAAGCACTGGCTTCTAAGACCAGCGTGTCTACCAATTCCACCACCAGGGCATTGTTTGGTGCTACTTCCCGGAATCGAACTGGGGACAACCGCATTACAAGTGCGGTGCTCTACCAACTGAGCTAAAGTAGCATGGTACACCATACGAGATTCGAACTCGTGTACCCGCCGTGAAAGGGCGGTATCCTAGGCCTCTAGATGAATGGTGCATTAAAACTTGGTTGCGGGTGCTGGAATCGAACCAGCGATCTCCAGGTTATGAGCCTGGCGAGTTTCCTCTTCTCCAACCCGCGTCTGTAACTTATCTATCTATTATATAGTAACTGTTTCTGTTTGTCAACCTATTTTGATACACTAAATATTTCTATGAGTGTTTTTAATCTACGACTATTTGACATGATATGGCATCATGCTCACTATACAGAAAAAGTATTTGAAGAATATGAAGATCATTTTTTTGACGACCCAGACTTTCTGCATCGGCATATTCAACAAGATGGCGCTTGGTCTATTTGTCACAACAAATACTTTGGTCCGTTTACAGACTACTCAGTGGGTCAACTTAATCGGTTAGTTGACTTTTATAAAAATACCTCTGTTAATTCTAACTTTATATTAATTAACAGTTTTGATTTTCCTGAGCTTGCTAATATACCGCACGTGTATTTTTATCATTTTCCTGAGTACCACGCATACTATTATCCGCTGTATCAAGATTATCGTATAACTTCAACTAAACTAACTAAAAAATTTATATGTCTAAACAAACGCGGACATTCATTTAGGCAAGCATTATACCAAGCATTCTATAACTGTCATCTATTAGATGCTAGTTACTTTAGCTATCTCTGTGAAACAGGACACTGCGGTCAACTTTTTGATGAAACTGTTCATGCTAAAATTGAACAGGAGTTGTTAGACTGGCACAGTCGCTGGCCTGAACTAGCTAGATGGACTACACCAGACAAAAAATTTATCACAGTCAACGACCATGATATATTAGATCAATATCAAGACTGGTCCAATCAAGATGGCTGGGCTAACACAACCAACCTTGATCCATCATGGATACACGATTCTGCTATGTATGCAACTAGTTTTTGTAGTGTTGTAGCAGAATCAATACCCGATCAACAACGTATAAACTTATCCGAAAAAACTATACGTGCCTTTTGCATGGGGCATCCTATTATTATGATAGGAGTTGCAGGTACTGTAGAGTATCTTAGAAATCTTGGGTTTGACATGTTTGATGATATCATTGACCACAGTTATGATCATACTATTGATCCTGTTATACGTACTCGTCAGGCATTTGAGCAAATTTTAAAATTAAATGAATATTCCATCGAGGAACTTGACGACCTTAACCAACAACTTGTTCCTCGTAGACAACACAACATTGATGTTGTTAAAACTATGTACAACAACATACCTTGCGCAGAATTTAAAATTGCACAAAGTATCAGAACATTACTTGGTATACCCGACAACGAATTTCACTCTCTGTACACCAGATACGAAGCCTGGAAGTACGATAGATAGTGTCTGGCGACTCGTAGGGGACTCGAACCCCTGGCCTCCGCCGTGACAGGGCGGCGTTCTAACCAACTGAACTAACGAGCCATTTAACTTGAAATTGGAATAAACTTTTTGTCTTTGTAGTGCTGATTTAATGCTATTAGATTTTTTTCACGTGTTGCAGTTGATACAGTTTCAACACAGTTATCGGCCCAACCCGACTTAGTTTCCGAAGTAATTACAGTGTCTAACGATTCTGCACTCCAAATACCATTTCCTATCCAGGAAAAATTAAAACTTTTAGTGCCTTCCATCCAGCGTTCACCAGAGTGAACAAACTCATGTTTAAAGTCTGCTGTAAAGTTTCCTTGATCATCTATTTTAAAATAACAATTATATGTATGTTTAGCCGCGTCGGGCGCTAGGTACGTACCAAACATATGACAATCTGATTTAGGATCAGCTTTGATACTGAATTCAAATGCACCTTTAGCTAGCCACACGGATCTTAAAAACGACCATGTCTCATTTACCACACTGTTAGCAAATGAACCCAAATTAGTCTCAATGATATAGTAATTAAAGTTTTCAATTCTTATATCACTGACTAGATTTGGATTATCAAATATTAAAGAGTAATACTCTTTTAATTTGCCATGTTCTTGAGCATTTTTAATAGTACCATGTTCTTTACATAGAAACAGCCAGATATTAAAATACTTCAAACGCATTAGTCTATTAACTACAGTGCTGGCCCAGTCTAACTTCCACCACCCTCCAGCAAAAAACTCACCAAATGGGCATACATCATATCTGTGACGATTAAAACTAAAATCAGTTTGAGGAATGTCACTAAAAGTAGTTCCTGGTGATATTCCATCTATGTTAGATCGATTATTCCACACTAATCCTAAACTTTCAGCAGTGGATTGAAAATCTTCATTTGGAAAACCTACGATCCAGGTAACAAATACTTCGATACCAGACTTTTTACAGTCTCTGAGATTATTGTTAACTGCTTCAACTGTTATCTTTTTGTTCATCAGGTCTAGAACTTTTTGACTTCCACTTTCTACACCAAAACTTAAATTTATACAGCCGCCATTTTTAAGATCCATAAAGTAATCAAGATCCATACGACCGTCACATCTTGCATTACCTAACCATCTTATTCGAATATTTCTTTCAACAAGTCCTAAAGCAAATGCACGTAACTCTGCTAAATTACCGTTGAGTAAACTATCAATGAACCATATAGTATCTATGTTATATCTTTTTTTGTTTACAGCAACTTCGGTGATTAGTTTACTAGCTTGTCTATCGCGATATTTCCAAAACCATGTTTCTGTACAGAAACTACACTGCGCTACACACCCTCTGCTTAACTCTGCACTAATACCACCAGCCCATTTATATATACTGAGATCGTAATCTGAATAGTCCGGTGTTGGTAAAGTATCTAACTCTATTCTATAGGCTTCATATGTTCCACCTAACTTGACTGGCATTTCAACACCGTTTTCAAAATTATTCAGAAAATCAAGTAATACCTGCTCACCTTCACCAGCAACCCAGTGATTAATTTCTGGCCACGGTGTAAATTCTGGATGGTGACACGAAGGTCCACCAGTGATAATTGTAACATCAGGTAATACTTTTTTTACTTCTTTACTGAGCCACTCTGACGGTATTACATTAGTGTCGTACAAACTGAATCCAACAATATCAGGCTTTTCGTCTACTATACGTTGTAAGTATACTTTAAGATGCTGTTCTATATGTGGATGCACAGAATCCCAATAATGATTCTTATCAGTCCATTTCCAATAATTAATTGAGTGCCATAGAGAATCCAGCTCTACATCTTTCATAATATGATGTAGCTCGCCGTTGATATCAAATACCGCGGTTGGGTATCCAGCTTTTCTTGTCACTCCAGCTAAACGAGCCAGATTATACGGTGGAAAATAAATCCCCCAAGACGGCAATATACATAGTACTAATTTAGTGTTTTTTGTACTGGTGGAATATTCTATTTGCTTTAGATATTTTCGCCGAGGTTTGAACGTTGCCTGCGCATTTGCTGGCACTAAATTTTCTGCTAACCATGTATCTTTATTCATTGACATGCAAATATTTATTGCGGCAACCTGCTACCATATAGAAACACACTCCGCTGTGAAATGTGTTTTTATATGGTGGGAGCACAGGGACTCGAACCCTGAATGATTGATTAAAAGTCAACTGTGATAACCATTTTCACCATACTCCCGTAGTTTACCGCATTTGTCACTATCCATAACAGGACTCCTCTTTAATTAAATGGCGTCGCAGTCTGTCCAGGAGGTTCAGCTTTCCTTTATCCTTTACAACACTGACAGCTTTTAACTGAGAGATCAGTGTAACTGGAACTGCGACATAAACTGGTGGATGAGGTTGGAGTCGAACCAACAATGCCAGGGGCGGCGGATTTACAGTCCGCTGGGGTTACCAATTTTCCTACTCATCCATGTTAAAATAAAATGCGGCGAGGAGTTGAACCTCACATATCAGTTTTCACAACTGTATACCTCTAGCTAAAGGTATAGGGTGTGGCTGCAGCCTGATTTGCTCCGAGCTACCGCAAGTTTGGTCGGTAAGGTGGGATTCGAACTCACGATCTCCTGCTCCCAAAGCAGGCGCTTTAAGCCAGACTAAGCTACTCACCGGTATAAAAGAACTCCTAAGCTATCCCCTTAAGCAATAGATAGGAGCCATAATTAAATTGTGGTGGAGGACTCGAACCTCACAAGTTGCGATCTTGACGACTGCTGTCGCTGTAAGTACCCACTTAAATTCACCACAAACTCATAACGCACTCATGTGAATGCGTATAATAAAGCACACTAGACTAGGAGTCGAACCTAGATCGCTTGCGCAGGCATACCATTAGCCTCACCCAATGTGCTTTATTATAAACAGTATTTTTTTATCCACATAAGGATAAGCCATCCACTGTTCCGCCCGTTTAGCATACTATCTTTTGTGTGCCCTGCTGTAGACCTCGTTTCTGAGACACATAAAACAAAAAACCCAACTATTTCTAGTTGGGTCCTTAATTAAAATTCACTTATACTAATATGTATAAACTCTAACTAAGGACCCCCATAAAGCCTGGTGTACGATCACTATTCATATTCTCAATCGCTGACCAATAGGATATCGTGGCTACGGGTAGCTG